TCCCTCGTTGGGGTCATCCCACGCCACCGTCGCCACGTTGACGCCTGACCGGCCGCCGTATCGATTCAAGGCCGTCACGGTGCCAGTCACGAAGCACGCCGGCCCGGTCTGGCATCCAATCGAACGCAGGAATTTTGCGGCATACTTCACGCGGTCGCCGGATTGAATGTCTCGTTTCATCGTCGCGTTTCCTCATTCGGGGTTTTCGTTTCCACGGCCGGGGTCGCCCGGCCACATCACAAGAGTAGCATCGGCACAAGTCGGGTCAAGTGTAAAATCTTTTTCTCGGTTTCTGCGCTGGTTTCCACGATCGGGGGTTCGTTGGACAGTTGGGATTGTGAGAATTTGGGTTTGCATGGTCGGGGGTTGCGCTCGTTTCGCCGGTCGGGGGCGTGTCGTTTCTCCGGTCGGGGGATGGTTCGGGTTTCCATGGTCGGGGGCGTGGAGTTTCGCCGGCCGGGGGATGGTTCGGGTTTCCATGGTCCAGGGGGCTGCGACGGCTGCTGATCCTCGAGCACGCCGGCCACACGAGGCGGTCGATCCCCTAGCATGGCACCACAACCGTTCCAATATGCAGAGTTTTCCGTCGCAGCGTTTTACCCTCGGCATGGTGACGCATGAAACCAGAGTCGACGGCCGAATTTACCTTCGACCGGCCGGATTTCCCGTGCAAGCCAACACACACGCCGTGGCCGTCATTTTCCGACAGTCTGAAATCATGCTTGTCCCCATTCGCGACGGAAACAACGATTTCCCGGCCGGTATCCTTGCAGCGGAAAACGACCGTCTCGGGGAGCGATCCAAACAATTTCCGAGATGGAGCGTAGGCGGAATCAAACGGAACAACGATGTTTCGGCCGGCGGAAATTACACTCTCAACGTATGCAAAAGTAGTGTGCTCCTTCCAGCTATGGCATAGCTGGTAGTTCGCTGGAAGCGAACTGCGAACATCGGCCGCATATGCGGAATAATCGTAGAATCGAATGCGGCGGAATTCCGCAAAAATTCCGGGCGCTACCTTCTCCCATGGAATATCGGTTGATACGTTTAAACGGACGGCCGGAATTCTGCCGGTACGTAGACAAAGCTTTTCAAAATTCCGCAATTCTTCCGTCAGCTTTTCGAGAAATAGCTGACGGAATTCAAGGTACAACCGGGCGCGGCCGATCAGCGCCAACCGTGTTGACAGTGTCACATTCATTCCAGCCCACAAACCATTGCATGCATCGATACAACCGGCCGATGCCATGGCACAGAGATTCCCGCCACCCGCAAACTTCCATGGGGCCATGGCCAACCCGATAGCTCGGAATCGTTTGAATCCCTTTTTCAGTTTGCTGTTGGCTGAAAGTATCGGCCGGCGTGAATCCCATTCTCCCGTGAACGTCTTGCCCTGCCCGGTTGTATATGTGATCGAGAATACGGGAAAACGGCCGTTGTAACGTGCAACCGTTACACTAGCTTGCATGATCGTGGAAGCCTTTTCTTCCGGTCGTTTCCGGCTGTTTTTCCGATGAGTTTTTGCGGTCGATCGGTTGTGGATAGTGTGGCATGACATGGTATTGTTCCTGTCCCTACGTTGTGGTGACCGCGGTTTTCCGGCCGCGGTTGTGGCATTGTACCGTTGTGGTCGGCCAGTGTCAATGGTAGAGTTGAGAAGCACAATATTTTGTGGCGGCCTGTCGCCAACGCCACAAAATATTGTGTTTGGACATTTGGTACGCTGAGAGACTCGGCCACGACGCCGGCCACGACGCCGGCCACGACGCCGGCCACGACGCCGGCCACGACGCCGGCCCAGCCCGGCCAAATCGCACCCCCCCCCCTAAGGATGGCCCCCCACCGTTGGGGGGCGTTCGACGGGCAGACCGCCTGTTCCCCGAGGCTGCCGCGAGCGACAGTACTACCAATCACCTGGGAAATCGGTTTTCGGCGATTTGGAGAAAACGCCTCTCCAGACTCCTTTGCCGTCGCACAGGCGACGCGACTAGACTAGATGGCATGGCAAAAGGCCCGGCACCACTCCCGAAGCACGTCCTCCAGATACGAGGCAGCAAAGAGGCGAACTACCGAGAGGAACTCGGAACGCCTCTTGAGTCGCTGCCTCCGGCACCGGAGTGGATGCGAGAGCCGGCCCGCGAGATGTTCACCCAAGTCTGCGAGCACACGCAGCGAATGGGAACGCTCGCCGAATCCGATCTCCAAGTCATCGCGAGATACGCGATCATTTGGGACAAGTGGCAGGAGGCTGAAAAGAACCTAGCCAAGTCGGGTGAGTGCTGGCGGGAGATTCTTGCTCCCGACGGCTCTCTGCGGTTCTGCCGCCCGACCAAGTGGCAGTCCCAGAGCAATCACTGCCACGAGCAACTGCGGCAACTGGAAACAGTTCTCGGCCTCACGCCGGCCGACCGCACCCGCCTTGGCTATCACGCCGAGAAGGTCGTCCTCGATCCGATGGACGAGTTGCTGAAGAAGCGTGGTTGATATCCGCGATTTCATCGCCCTGCTCAAGCACTCCCGCGGAGACTTCGCCGGGAAGCCCTTCGTTCTGGAGCAGTGGCAGGATGAGTACCTCGACAAGCTGCTCAATACGAAGCGGCCAGATGGCCTTCGGCAGTATCGCACGAGCCTCCTCGCCCTGCCTCGAAAGAACGGAAAGTCTGCGATTTCAGCCGCCGTCGGCCTCTACATGATGTGCTGCGACGACATCGGGGCTGAAGTGATCGTTGCGGCCGGCGACAGGGCGCAGGCCGCCCTTCTTCACACCGCAGCGAAGCAGTTCGTGGAAAGCTGCCCTTCGCTTGCCAGGCGATGCCGGATATACCGAAACAGCATTGTCTACCCTGAAACCAATTCGACGATGATTACGGTGAGTCGTGATTCGGCCACGAAGCATGGTTACAACCCAAGCTGTGTCCTTATCGACGAGTACCACGTCTTCCCCGACCGAGAGCTAGTCGACGTCCTCGAAACGGGCATGGGTGCCAGGTCGCAGCCGCTGACGATCTACATCACGACGGCCGGCACCGACAAACTTGGCCCCTGCTACAAGGACTGGCAGCGGGCCGAGAAGATTCGCGACGGCGTGCTCAAGGATGAGACGTTCCTGCCGTGCATCTACGCGGCCGACGATTCCGATGACCCTTTTTCTGAAATCACTTGGAAGCGTGCGAATCCGAACTACAACGTGACGCTGAAGCCCGACTACTTCCACCAGATGTCGACCAGGGCGAAGCAATCCCCCTCCGAGGAAGTCGTCTTCCGCACGCTCCACCTGAACCAATGGGTCAATTCCGAATCCAAGTGGCTCCGGCACGGTGCCTGGGAAGCGAACAGCGGCGAACTCCGGCCGACGGCGGATCGAATCGCCTTCTGCGGCCTCGACTTGTCGAGCACGCAGGACACGACGGCGTTCGTGGCGGTGTGGCCTGACGATGACGGCACCTACGACATCTACGCGCACCTCTTCGTCCCAGAAGAGAACGCCGATCGCGCCAGCAAGGCCGACCGCGTGCCTTATCGCCAATGGCAGAAAGAGGGATTTGTTACACTGACAGAAGGAAATATCGTTTGCTACGACACGATTCGGAACCACGTTCTCTCGTTCTGCGAGCAGAATTCCGTCCGTTCCGTAGCCATCGACCGATGGAATGCTACGCATCTGACCACCCAGTTGGTCACTGAGGGCATTGACGTTAAGCCTTTTGGACAAGGGTACGCGAGTTTAAGTTCGCCGACGAAGGCGCTTGAGGCGCTCATTCTGGCCCAAAAATTAAGGCACGCGGGGAACCCCGCCTTGGCTTGGCAGATGAGCAACGTGCAGGTAAAGGTTGACGAAGCGGGGAATGTAAAGCCCACGAAAGAACACTCGAACTCGACATACCGCATCGACGCTGCCGTGGCCCTCGTCATGGCGATTGGCCTGGCGAGCGCCGACCCTCGCGGCCCCGACATCGAACCAGAAATCATGGTGATCTAGCGTGCCAGAAGACGCCGTGGCCGAGGATATGGTCGAATTGCGAAGCGGCTCAATGTCGCGAGTCTTCGAGGAGATTCGCGAAACGCGACAGACCACGGCCGGCGTGTATATCTCGCCGGAAACCTCGCTTGAATGCACGGCCGTGCTGGCCTGCGTTCGAGTGATCAGCGAGAGCGTCGCGAGCCTGCCGCTCAATGTCTACCGGCGGCTGCCGGGTGGCGGCAAGGAGATCGCCGACGAGCTTCCGTTACAGGAGGTTATCGCGCATCAGCCAAACTCGTGGATGACCTCGTTCGAGTTTCGCGAATTGATGCAGTCGTGGCTGCTCTTGTGGGGCAACGCCTACGCCTTCATCAAGTCAGGCCGGCGCGGGGCGGTGACGGAACTGATCCCCCTGCATCCCTCGCGGATGGAGGTTAAGCGACTCGAAAACGGCCGGCTACGCTACGAATACACGCCGCCCGATAAGGTCGTTCCCGACAAATACACCCAAGACCAGATTCTGCATTTGCGGTGGCTCTCGCAGGACGGCGTCACGGGCTACGTCCCGACGACCTTATCGCGGGATGCGATTGCCCTGGCTCGGGCGACTGAGTTGCACTCTGGTGCGTACTTCGGCAACGGTGCTCGGGCCGGCACGGTGATCGAAACCAGTGAGCCACACAAGCCGGAAACGCTCCAGCGGCTTCGGCAGTCGTGGGAGGATATGCACCGCGGCAGCGACAAGGCGTTCAAGACGGCCGTGCTCCCGCATGGCATGAGCGTCAAGGAACTGACGACGAACAACGTCAACGCCCAGCTTATCGAGACAAGGCGCTATCAGTGCCTTGAGGTGGCGAGGGTCTACCGCGTGCCGGCCCATTTAATTGGCGAACTACAGGACGTTCGCCACTCCACCGTCGAGCAGGCCGCGATCGACTTCGTCACGTTTTCGCTCATGCCGCATTTGCGGCGTTGGCAGGGCGTGTTTCGGAGGGATTTAATCGCCGACGATCGAACTTATTTCGTGGAATTCGATATCAATTCGCTGATGGCGGGCGATTATGCCGCCCGCTCGCAGTTTCTGCGTGAAATGTTCCACATGGGCTGCCTCAGTGTCGACGAGGTTCGCGCGGCCATCGGATACAACCCGCTGCCCGACGAGCGAGGAGACAAGCGATTCATCCAAGTCAATATGCAACTCCTCGACGCCTTCACGCTGGAGAACCCGACGGCCGGCATGGCGGTCGAGGAACCGGACGTGGCTCCTGTCGAAGCACCCGTCGAGCCGTCTGGGTCGCCAGACCCGGCGAGCGAGCCGTCACCAGGCTCCGAGGGCCGCGACGCCGCAGAACTTTTGTGGACGTCGACCCTTCGACGCCTCGCCGCGATCGAGGCTGACGGGATTCTGGAGCGGCGCAAGAAACCGGCCAAACTAACGGCCTGGCTAGAGGCCCACGAGCAGCGGATGCGGACGGAACTGTGCGACGCCGCACAGGCGACGGGCCGAGACATTGACGACTTCGTGGCAGCGTGGGGCGAGAAGTCCCGCGATCTGCTACTGGACTGCCACCGCAGTGGCAAGGCATACGAGGAGGTTACGGAATCATGGACGGATCGCACGAACTAGAACGCCGGATGTTCGCCGAGGCTCCCGGCCTTGAGGTAAAGAAGGACGAGAGTGGCCGTACGGTCATTCGCGGGTACGCGGCCGTCTTTGAGTCCGAATCGCAGGACTTGGGGGGTTTCGTCGAGATCGTGGAACGCGGCGCATTCGATAATGTCATGCGGTCAAGCCCCGACGTGTTCGGCAAATACAACCACGAGCGGGTGATCGGGCGAACCAGCAGCGGCACGATGCGACTCATGGTCGACGATCGCGGTCTGCGGTACGAGATCGACCCGCCCCATTCGGCGGCCGACGTGGTCGAACTCATCGAGCGTGGCGACGTCCGCGGATCGAGCTTCGCCTTCCGCACGAATCCGAAGGACGAGGTTTGGGAGAAGGACTCGAAGGGCCGGCAGGTTCGACGCATCCGGTCTTTCTCGTTCCTGGGCGACGCCGGGCCGGTCGACCAGCCTGCATACCTCGCCACCGAGACGTATGTGTCGAAGCGGGCGATGGAAATTGCCCGCGGAGAAAATGTGGAGGAAACAAGTGAGCAGCGAGAGGATAGCCCTGTGGTCGAGGATGCTGACGACACTCTCGTCGACACTGAGATCGAGGGCTTCGTCGATGACGAGGAAGAAGAGCGTGCGGTGAGCCTGAAGCCCACCACGGGCATGGCGTCCGCGGCGAAGCGTGGCCTCCGGCTGCACAAAGAGGGCAAGAGCGGCGACGGTCTGAAGCCGGAGACGGTGGCTCGTGCCAATAAGATCGCCGCTCGCGAGGAACTCACCGACGACCACGTCCGCGAGATGCGGGCCTGGTTCGCACGACACGAGTCGGCGAGCAAGTCGCCCGGCTGGGACACGCCGGGCGAAGAGAAGCCGGGATTTGTGGCGTGGCTCTTGTGGGGCGGGACGCCGGCGAAGAACTGGGCCACTCGGAAGGTCGCGGCGATGGAAGCCGACCGCAGCGAGGAGCCGGCTGTCGAAGAGCGAAGCGAGCCGAACGTGACTGTCGAAGTCGCCGTCGACACGACCGACTTCGTGGGCAAGATCGCTCAACTGAAGAAGACACTCATGCTGACTAACTTGCACGGCCCCCGCCGCGCCCGCTAGGATACAAGGGTAGACAATACACGCCTCGCGACGGACGTTGCGAGGAACAGTGCGAGGGTGACGCGGACTGCGTCGCTCGGCGTGCTTGCGGGACTTTTTCACCCGCCGGCCGTCGAGCATCTTTTTGCCCCGTGGCCGGCTCACATTTAGGAGCAAGGCCACTATGGCTAGCAATCTCAAGCGTCTTCAGGATCGTGCAGCGGCCATCGCTGCTCGGATGACCGAACTTACCGATGTCTCCGAGCGTTCGGACGACCAGACCGCGGAACTCCGCAAGCTCTCCGACGAGGCCGATGTCGTCAAGACCGACCTTGATTTCGAGCACAAGCTCGCCGCGAAGGAAGCCGAACTGCGGGCCGTGGTGGAAACCGCCGCCCCTGCGAAGGCTGCTCCGGTCGCCGAGGCTCCGGCCGAGAAGAAGGTCGAGATTCGGCACATGCTGCCACACCACACCGAACTGCGGGCGTTCAACGACGGCCCCCAGGCGGTGGAAGACGCCTATCGCACCGGCCGGTGGATTCGGGCGACGGTGTTCAAGAATCAGGACGACATCCGGTGGTGCCGTGACCACGGCGTCGAGGCTCGTGCCCTCTCCGAGGGATCGAACTCGGCCGGTGGCTATCTCGTGCCGCAGGAGTTCGCCGCCCGCGTGATCCGACTCGTCGAAACCTTCGGCACCATGCCGGGGGCTTGCGAGCGTGTGACGCTGGCTCGGGACGTGATGACGATCCCGAAGCGGACGACCGGCACGACGGCCTACTTCGTCTCCGAAGGCGGCTCGATCACCGAGAGCGATCCAGCATGGAACGTCGTGACCCTCAACAGCAAGAAGCTCGCGGTGGCTTGCCGCCTGTCGAGCGAAGTGCTGGAGGACTCGGCCAGCTATGTGAACATCGCCGATCAAGTCACGCAGGAATTCGGGACGAGCCTCGCGTTTAAGATCGATTCCGTGGGCTGGAATGGTGCCGGCACCTCCGGCGACGGTTCGATCACTGGCATCGTGGGTGCCATCGGCAGCAACGCCACGACCGCTTCGGTCGTGACCGCCGCCTCCGGCAACACGGGCTTCGAGACGCTCGACGTCGAGGACTTCCTCGCCGTGATCGGCAAGCTGCCGATCTACGCTCGCAGTGGTGCTCGGTGGTACGTCAGCCCCGCTGGCTACGCCGCGTCGATCGCTCGCCTGAAGTACGCTCTCGGCGGCAACGCCGTTGGCGACCTCTCAGGCGACGCTGGACTCTCATTCATGGGATATCCAGTGACCTTGGTACACGTCCTCAACAGCACGCTGGGTGCTGACGGCAGTGCGATCAAGGTGCTCTTCGGCAACCTGGGCCTCTCCAGCATCTACGCGGCTCGTCGCGAGTTCAGCATGAAGCTCTTCGATCAGGTCTACGCGACCACCGATCAGCTTCTGATGCAGGGCACGATGCGGTTCGACATCAACCATCACTCGCTCGGCTCGACGACTGAAGTCGGCCCCGTGGTGGCTCTGAAGACCGCCGCCGTCGCTGGTAGCTGATCAATAGCCAATGAAGTCAAGATGCCCGGCGGGGAGCAATCAGCCCCCGCCGGGCATCGCCCCGTATAGCGGGATGGTCAGGATGACCAAATAGGCGCAAGGAGGCGCGCCCGCTCCTTTTACATAGGAGCGATCGATATGCTGGTCAGAGTCGGATCATGTGAGGCCGAGGTCAAAGTCGCAGCGGTGATGAGCACCCCGCGGCTGGGCTTCACCGACAACTTCTTCTGTGTGTCGAGCGCTCTGGCTCCGCACGGCATCGCCCCGATCAAAGTGACCGGAGCCTTCTGGGGCCAGTGCCTCCAAAGGGCGATGGAAACCGTCGTCGACACGCACGACGTGATCCTGACGATCGACTACGACACCGTTTTTACGAGTAAGACGGTCGAGGCTCTCCTGGCCCTCCTCATGTATTCGGGCTACGACGCGATTGCACCGCTCCAGACGAAGCGGGAGGCCAACGCGGTCATGTTCGCCTTGCCAGGCGTGGCTCCCGAAGAGAAGACCAGCGTCGAGGCGGAATTCTTCACGAAGCCGGTGCAGCCGGTGGAGACGGCCCACTTCGGCCTGACGTTCCTCCGCACTGCGGCGATCAAGAAGATGCCGAAGCCTTGGTTCATCGCTGCGGCGAATGACAGGGGCGAATTCGACGGCGGTCACGTTGATGAGGACATCGCATTCTGGAAATTGTTTGCGAAGTCTGGCAACAAGCTGGGCCTCGCGACGAACATCAGCGTCGGCCACGCCGAACTGATGATCACCTGGCCCAGCCGCTCGGTCGAAGGCGGCAAGGTGCAGCAGCACACGACGGAGTTTTGGAACGGCGGTCGCATCCCGCCAGAGGCAGCATGGGGGGCGATAAAATGAAGATTCGGGTCGTTCAGGCGTTTCAGGCGTACAAGCGAGGCCAGGAGTTTGACTGGCCCGACGGGATGGCCCGCATTTTCGTGGCCCGCGGCCTGGTCGAGCCGGTGGCCGAGGATGAGACGGCGACGGTCGAGCCAGAGGTCGAGCACGCATCGATCGACAGCAAGCCAAGGAAACGGCGCAAATGATCACAGGACGCATCTGGGACGGCCGCCACGAGGCGACCCCTCCGCTCTCGCCAATCGCCACGAGGTACAGGAGCCTCCGCAAGGTGGTGCAGCCGACGGTGTGGCCCGTCGCGCTCACCGACGTGAAAAGCCATTGCCGCGTCGACATCTCTGAAGACGACTCATACATCATGGGGCTGATCGCGGCTGCCTCGACGTGGGCCGAGGAGCAGACCGACCAGACGCTTATCACGACCACGCTTGAGGCCACCTACGACGACTTTCCGTCATGGGACTTCGTCCTGCCGCGCCCGCCGATCCAGCCGACGAGCGTGACAATCACCTACGTCAGCGGAGTGAGTGGTCAGGAAACGACGATCACGTCAGCCGCCGGAAACTTCCGCGTCGACCACTACTCGATCCCCGGCCGCGTCTACCCGAACTACACGGCGACGTGGCCGCCGGCCAGAGGCGACGAAAACAGCGTTCGCGTCCGCTGGGTGGCCGGCTACGGCAACCCGCACGAGGTGCCGGCCGACGTTCGCCACCTCGTGATCATGCTGGCTGGTCACTGGTACGAGTCTCGCGAGCCGGTGACTTACGGCCAGGGCATCAGCGCAATGGATATTCCGTACACGGTGAAGACGCTGCTGGCGTCAGCCAGGTGGGGGTCGTACCGATGAGCATCCAGGCCAGAATCCACTCCGATGTTGTATTTCACAATCGCACCGACAGCGCATTCACAGTGGGGGCGCTCTCGGATCACGTTTTCTCGTCGCCATCGACGGCTCAACTCATCAGCGGCAACGCAACGACGCAATCATCTTCAATCGTCGGAAGCGGCCCGCTCACGACGCTAGCCGTGAAGAACACAGGCACCGAGCCGATCGTGCTGGCCGGCGCAATGGCGATCCAGCCAGGCCGAATGGCGGTGCTGCCAGTGACAGCCACGATCACCGTGCGAACGACGGCGTCGAGTTCAGCGTATTCCGCCATCTGGATCGGGTGAGGCATGGAAGCCGGAAGGTTCCGCGAGCGAGTGACGATTCAAGCGCCTCGCGACGTGCGGAGCACGCTCGGCGAGACGACGCTTCAGTGGGACGACGTGGCGACCGTGTGGGCGAACGTCTACGCCTACTCGGGCCGCGACGTGCTCCAGGCGATGCAGGTGAACATGATTATTAGTCACAAGGTGTATATCCGGTATCGAGACGGGATCACCCCGGAGCACCGGCTGTTGTGGCGGGGCCGGATTCTGGAGATCACCACCGTGATGGAGCGTCCCAGTTCGTATGGCAGAGAGGATCGTGCAGTCCTTGAGATTATGACGAGGGAAAAGCAGTGATCAACCGCGGCACACCGACGCCGATCGACTTCAACGGACGCACCGGCAAGCAGATTGCCAATGCGTTCGTCCGCATCGGCATGGACGGCATGGACGAGGTGCTGAAGCGGTTCTACGAGATCGAGCAGAGCGTCTCGTATGCCGAGAAGGCCGCAGCCGTGAAGAAGGCCAGCGTGCCGATTCTGGAGGGCTACAAGCAGAGGGCACGAGCCATCGAGGCCACCGGCAACCTCGCCCGCAGCACGAAGACGCTTCCCAGAAAGTACCGCAGCGGCGAGGTCGCCGTCGCGGTGACGGGGCCGGAGCAGACCGGCAGCGCTGGGGCCAGCATCAAGCGGGCCAGTGGCAATCACGCCTGGCTGGTCGAGTTCGGATCGAAGCCTCGCAAGCCCGGTTCGCAGAATCGTCGGGCGTACATCAACGTCCACCAACGCATCAACGGGAAGATGTCTCGGCACTCCTCGACGAACGACGAAAACTTCAGCCGGATGGGAGCCGGTTATTACTTTTTGATGGGTTCTCGCAACGAGCCGACCAGGCAGGCGAGGATGGGCCGCGGGTACACGCACGACTTCATGCGGCTTGCCGGTGACGACGAGATGCGTCCGATGACATTGCACCCCGGAGAAACCTACGGCGGGATGCCTGCCCTCGGGCTGATGCAGAAGACCATCGCGCAAAAACAGGCTCAGGTTAAGTCGATTCTGGAGGGGGAACTGATCCAACTGATAAACAAGGCGTCTCGCTGATGCTGCTTTTGCCCGAAAAACACATCTATCTGCGGCTCGTGACCACACCTGCGGTGGCGAGGCACATCGGTTTCGGCGTCTACCCGATGGCGGTGCCGAAGACCGGCGCGGCAATGCCGTTTGTGATCTACCGGCGTTCCGGCATCTCGCGGGATTCGGAGTTGGCGGGCCTCGACATCAAGCCGCTTGTGAATATGCAACTGTCGATCTGGGGGCCGACATATGACGCCGTTCGTGAGGTCGCCTACGAGGTCTGGCAGTGCCTTGATGGTCACAGCGGCACTCTCGCCAGCGTTACAATACAAGATATGCGGCTGACCTCGGAGGTGGACGACTTCCTCGACCCCATCCAGAGCAGTTCGCAACTACCCCCAGCGTATGAGGTCAGGCAGTTGTACCGATTACGCTGGAGTGTTTAGCGACTGGACAAGACAACACCGCCTGAAAGCAGGACGCTTGAGGGCTTATAGCGCAAGGAGGCGCACTTATGGCAGGCGTTTCGGCACAGGGACTCACCTTTACCTTCGGCGGCTCGGCACTGACGGTCACGTCGGTGCAGGTCAACGACACGCAAGACCTCATTGATGGCAGCCACCTGGGCATTGGCCCGAATCAGCGTCGTGAGTACGTTGGCGGTTTCGCCACCGATCGCGAAGTGCAGATCGACTACATCTCGACGACGATCCTGGCGGCCGGCACGTCCGGTGCGCTTGCCATCAGCGGGCCGATTTCGTTTACGGGGAACGCGACTTGCTCGTCTGCCTCGATCGGCGGTTCCGTCGGGGACCTCATCAAGGGGAGCGCGACCTTCCGCGTCGCGTAACGCGACATGGCTGGCGTCTCTGCCCACGGCGCGACATTTACGTTCATGGGCGTCCAGGCCATCGTGTCTGGAGTCAGCGTCGAGACACCGACCGCGGAGGTCACGGATATGGCCTCCGCGGTCGACCCCGTCGGCACAATCGGCATGGTTCCGACCGGCGAGTGGTCTGGCGGCACCATCTCCGTGGATTACATCCACGCCGGCCCGTTGCAGGCCGACCCGCAGTCGCTCGTGCGACAGACAGGAAGACTACTGTTTGTGTCGCCCGGTTACAGCATTGGCCGAAACGTGATTCTTGAATCGGCAACGACAGAAGCCAGGGTTGGCGACATCGTGCGAGGGACTTTGCGATTTCGGATGACGGATTACTACGGGAGTTGATTTTTAATGGCTCTGAACAAAGCAAAGATTCTCGCCGCAGAAGACGTGAAGCTCGAAGAGGTCGCCGTGCCTGAGTGGGGCGGCTCGGTGTTCGTGAAGGTGCTTTCGGGCACCGACCGCGACAAGTTCGAGGATGCCTACTCGACCGAGAAGATGAAGAACTTTCGGGCGCGGTTTCTCGTGATGACCCTCTGTGACGAGAAGGGCCAGCGTCTGTTCACCGACGAAGAGATGAACGAACTGGGCAAAAAGTCGTCGGTCGTGATCGCAAAGATTTTCGATAAGGCGTGGTCGCTCAACGCCCTCCGTAACGAGGACATCGACACGCTGGGAAAAGATTCCGCGACCGACCAGAGCGACGCTTCTACTTCCGCCTAGCGCTCGCGCTGGGGATGTCGGTCAAGCGGTTGCTTCAGGAGGTGGATAGCGAGGAACTCAGCGAGTGGTTTGCCTACGACCAGCGGTGGCCGATCTCCGATGGCTGGCAGCAGACCGCACGGATTTGCAGGACTGTCATGGCGGCAAGCGGGAACTACAAACGGGTGCCTGACGAAAACGTCTTCATCCCGACCGCGGTGCGTCCTGAGCAGTCGGGCGATCAGATGATCAGCGAGTTGATTAAGTTGTCGCAACCACCTCAGGATGATTGATGAGTTACCTCGGCAAAATCTCGGCGATCGTCTCGGCGAACACCTCGGGCTTCAGTCGGAGCCTGAACGGTGCCGCCAACGATCTCCGGCGGTTCGCCACCAGCGTCGAGCGTGACATCACTCGGGCGACCAACGACGCCAATAAGGCGTTCGATGGGATGATCCCGCGGGTGCAGCGGCTGGAGCGGGCGTTGCAGGCTGCGTCGTCGATGAAGTTGTCGTTCCGCGGGTTCGCAGGGGCGATCAAGGACATCGACGGCCTCAAGCAGAGACTGGCAACGCTCAAGCAGAGCCAGGTCGGGCTTGTGGTTCGGGCCAGCGGGATGCGGTCGCTGGACGAGTTCCGCCGTGCCATCGAGGGCATCGACGGCCGCGATCTTGACATCGCCGTCCGCTTCGGCGGCCTTGGTGCTCTCCGTGACATTCGTCGCGAGCTTGGCAGCCTGAGCCAGCAGTCGATCGGAGCGGTAGTCAACGCCGGCCCCGGCGGTCTGGCGAGGCTTCGTGAGATTCAGGAGGAAGTGCGCTCGCTCTCGGGCGAGCGGCTTGCCTTGGCTCTGCGTGTCGGCGGCTCAGAGGCACTCAATACGGTCGAGGAACAGGCTCTCGGCCTGAGTCGCAAAGACCTGCGACTCCTGCTCCGCATTGGCGGCGTCGAGCAGCTTGATCGCGTCGTCGAGGAGCTTCAAGGAGTCAGTTCCACCTCGCTGAACGCCCTCATCAAGATTGGCGGCGTCCCAGAACTGGATGCGGTACTTGAGAAGTTCCGCGGAGCGACGCCAGAGCAGATCAATGCGGTCATCAATGTTCTTGGCGAGCAGGACATCATCGCGGCGACGAACCGCGTCCGAGCGTTGTTCTCGGCTGCCAAGCAGATCGGCGAGCCTCTTGCGCAAGCAGGGCAGCGGCTAGAGTCGTTCAGCCTCGACGTGCAGGCCGCGTTCTCTCCGGCTTTCAATGCTATCTCAGAGCAGGCGGAAAGACTTCGCGCCGACATCGAGGCTGGTGTCGCCGTCGGCGAGCAACGGTTCAACGCCCTCGCGGCGTCGGCTCTTCGCGTCGTCGAGGCGGTCGACAGGATCGGCGAGGTGACGCAAGCCCTTGCTGGTTTCAATGCCGGCACATCGTTCGCGTTCACGCAGCCCGAAGCACTTGCCGCCATCAATCGGGCGAAGGCACTTCAGGATGACGCCCTCAAGCTGTCTCCGCAGGAGCAGCGTCAGGGGCAGTTTGCGTTTAGGTCGGGCGTCATCGCCCAGGAGTTGCAGGCCCTCGCGGAATTGCAATCTCGCCGCGATGGAATCTTCGCCGAGGGGCCGGCATTCGGAAGGCTTGGGCGAGAACGATATGCGCGTGAGCTTGCTGCGGCCGATTTGGCGATCGCCGAGCAGACGAACAAGGTGAACGGCCTCGTCGCCGCAGAAGAGCGTCGGCTGCGCGTCGTTAGGCAAACTCGCGACGTTTTCGCATCCGAGGCTGCGATTCTTCTCCAGAGAGGGCCGTCGCCCGGCGACGAGATGATCTCTGCGAGGCGACGCGCGGAATCAGCAGTCGCAAACGTACAAGACAATTTTCTGCGGTCGCAGCTTGAGCGGCAGTTGCAGGCGACAGGGAGATTTCAGCAGCGTGATGCTGAAAGGTTCGCCGGCCTGCCGATCGGCGACCCTCGCGTTTCGGCGGCTCTCGCCAGAAACACAGACCGGCTTAACAGGATCGCCGGAATCGCCGAAGGCCCGCAAGGGCCGCCGCTGCCGCCGCCTCCACCGCCTCCACTGACGCCAGACCAAATCGGCCTCGGCCTGCCACTCACCGACCCAACCCGCCAGATCGGCGTCATCGTCGGCCAGGTGAACTCCCTGGAGTCAGCCCTCGACCGCCTGCCTGCCCCGATTCAGTCCCGCTTCGTCCCTGCCCTGACCGCGGCTCGACAAGAGCTTCTTGATCTCCGCAACAGCGCCGACGCGACGGAGGAGCAGATCGCCGCCGCAGCCGCCCGCGTTCGTGACATCGAGACGGGCGTTCGACGGGCCTCGTCGGTTCAAGGTCTTCGCGACCAGTTCGGCAATTTCGACGAGTTCATCAATGCCAGCCGCATCCGCTCCGCTGCTGGCGAGCTTGAGGTGCTTCGCAACATCCTCGGCCGTGTCGGGGCGCAGGCCAGCGGCCCGGCGGTGCAGGCGTTCAACCGCTTTCGCGAGGCCGTCGCGTTGTCGTTGGAAAATCCAGGCAACGCCGAACTAAGTGCGGCCGTCGACACTGCCAGAAACGAGGCCATCGCAGCCACGTCGCAACTTCGTGGTGCCGGCTCCCAGCGACGCATTCGCGGCCAGCTTCGGCGAGCCGGCGACGTTGGCCGCTTCGGTGCCGACAACATCAGCCTGGCCTTGAACCAGGCGGCGTTCGCGATCGACGACTTCTTCTCAGCCGTGGGCGGCCCCGAACAAAAGCTGCGGGCGATCAGCAATAACATTACGCAGCTAGGCTTCGTCGCTGGCGGCACGACTGGGCTGTTCGTCGCCCTCGGTGCCGTTCTTGCCGGCCAAGCAGCCGTCGCGATCGTTAAATACATTAACAACGGCCGCACGGCGGAAGACCAGACGAAGGCGCTGAATGACTCGCTGGCAAGGCAGAAGACGCTTGTCGAGGAACTAGCCGACGCCTTCGCAACGCTGGGAGTCTCGATCTCAGACCGCGCTTTCTCTGAGTCTGCGAGGGCGGCGCAGGCGTTTGAGGGGCAGTTGTCTGGATTTGCCGATCAGCAGCGAGAGCTTCGAGAAGAAATTGTCTTTGGCAATGACCCGACCGTGCAGCGAGAGCGAGCGCAGCAAAATCAGCTTCAACGTCAGCTACAGGATCAGACTGACATCGGTGCCAGGACCGCTATTCAGGCAAGCGTCGAGGAGTCTCGCCGAAGGGAACGCGAGGCGGCCCAGGCAGCACTTAGCAGGCGGTTCACTGGCGTCGAAATCAGAGACGCCATTGCAGAGGCCAGGCGCACCGTCGAGTTCGACAGAGGGCGGAGGACGGGGGCTGACCCGCGGCTCTTCACTCCGGAGGCGATTGAGGCAAGAGTTCAGCAGTCGGTCGCAGGCATTGATGTAGGCGACACCGCGGAAGCGATCCAGTCCCAGCGTCGCGCTCTTGAAGCAGAAATCGCCAACCTGCGGCCAGACGCAGAGGGGGCAGGGTTTTTCGCACCAGAGGCCAATCGGGCCGCCGCCAGGCTCAATGTCCTCCAGCAGCAGTTGGCGTCTCTTGAACTCCCGCTTCGTGGGGCGCTTGACCAGGCAGCCCTCGCCATCATTCGGTCTGGGAACAGGTCGTCAATTGCAATCGAGCAAGCCCAGCAGGCCGTCGCCGACGCGATTCTGCTCGGAGTACCTTCAGCAAGAATCTTCGAGGCCCAAGCCAACTTCCTTGGCGAGCAACTGCGGCAAGCGTTCATCGACCTTGAGGCGGCTCGGCGAATCGAAGGAGTCGATGAACGTACTCGACGGCAGGGCGAAGCCCAAGCCCGTATCGACCGAGTCCGTGCCCGCCAGGCCGATGTCATCGCCCGCACGGACGCCCTGCGTCGCGAGATCACGGTCGACCCGCAGCGGCAGCTTCAGGCCCGCGTGGAGCGTGCCCAGCAAAACCTCGCCGGTGCTGGCCTAGCCGAGGGCCAACTGGCTCGACGCCTCCGCGAGTTGCAGGCCAACCGGGACGCCCTGGCGCGAGCAGCCCAGCGTGATCCGAACAATCCCTTCGCCGCCCGAAGGGCAGAGCGTGCCGAGCAGGCGTTCGCCGTCGAGGCCGCCGCCATCGAGGCGGCAACACTCGCCGTCAATCGTTTTGCCGAAGCACTCAATCGTGCGTCTCAGGAAGCAGCCCAAAACCTTCAGTCGGCCCAGCAGGCGGCCGACGATGCTCGCCGGCAAGACCTTGGATTTAGCACTCCAAGGACTCGCGAGGAGCGGGCCGCAGCCGATGCAGCCCTCCAGCGGCAGATCGAACTGGAGCGTCAGGCTCAGGTGGAGATCGCCAACGCACGGGCGCGGCTTGAGGAGCAGGCACAGAACGACCCGGCCCTCCAAGGCACGTTTAATCGCATCCGTGAGATAAATGAGCAACTGGCTTCTGGCGCATTGGACGCTTCAGCGCAGGCCCAACTGCGTCAGGAGAGAGCCGCGCTGGAGGCATCCATCGACGCACAGATCGCAGCCGACCCCGCCGCGGTCGCTGCTCGCGACGCCTCGACGCAAGAAGAGGAGCAGCGGCAAGCCGCAGCCCGTGGTCGACGGCTCTCGCTGACCCCTGCCCAGCAGGCGGCCGAAGACTTGGCTCGTGGAATCGAGGACATTCGCCAGGCGTTCGGCCAGGATGCCGTCGAGGGCGGTGGACTCGTCGACTTCGCCGCACAGCAGGTGGCGATCGACAGGTTCGTGAATCAGCAGGCGAGGCAGGCCGCCCCGGCCATCTTCGGCCTCGCCGACTCCGTTGAGAACGCGATCCTCCAAGGGCTGAGCCGAGCCGCCCTGAACGTCTCCGACATCTCGACGCAAGAGGGTGCTCGCGAACTGAACCGGCTCCTGCGAGGAGAGGACGCCGCCCGCGACCAGAACCTCGTCGAACTGCAACGGCAGTCGACGGTACTTGAAGAAATGCTCCGCACCGTGAAGGACGGAGTCAACGGAGTGAAAGCAGCAGTCTAACCATGCCAAAACTCGTCTCAGAACTCGCCCAAGGCAACACCTTCTCGCGGTCATCCGACGGCGGCGCGCTCGCCGATTCGGCGACTCGCACGTTCAAAATCATCCTGAATGAGCCGAACGAGGCTCTCGACATTTTCTCCGCGATCGGCGTGAACATCGGCGACGTGTATTCAGCGTCGAATCCGATCCCGTGCGTGAGCGTCGAGGGCAGAGCCGACGGCGAGAGCCGGCTGGTGCGGATCGTGACGGCGCAGTATCGGTCGTCGGCTGGCGTTGGCAGCAGCGGAGGAGGTGGCGGTGGTGGCGGTGGTGGTGGCGGCGACCCAAGGGCCACGGCTCCCGACCTCCGCTTCGCGTCGTTCTCGGTGAGCACGTCGTACATGGAGATGCCGGCGTACAGTTGGTACGAGTACACCAGGGCAACTGTAATCACCGAAATACCGTGGCTACCGCCTGGCGCTGGGCCTTTCGGGGCAGAGAATAAAGCCCTTCGGGTTGAGAACAGCACCATCGCAAGCGAGCGAACGGCAGCGGCGAACCCAAACAAAGACATTTATGATGGGGTTTCACGATACGAGCCTGTCGTCAACTTTTCATTCAGGCAGTTTGAGATAGCAGACCCGACATGGAAGCTCCACCTAGTCGGCATGGTAAACGGGAATCAGGGGTCATTCGGCAGCTTGAACCTATTCCCTAGGTCGACGCTATTCAAAGCGTGCAACATTGAGCAGCACGTTGAGTCATGGGGCGGGACGCTATATCGCGGATACATGGTTTCGTATGAGTTCGCTTACAGAAAGAACTTCCAGCACATAACGATTAACCTCTTGGGATTCCCCCCTGCGCCTGCCGAGCCAGACCATGACGTCGCTATCGGCTGGGACATAGCGATGCCGCAGACAGGATTTAATGTGAAAACATACGTCCCGCCTGCTGCAAACCTTCTGGACGCCGACAAGCGAGACGTCTTCGGCCAGCCGCTCAAGCACGGCAAGGAAGGCACCGAATACTATGGCAAGATCGAGGAACCGCTGTCGCTTCCTGAGGGAGTTGACGCCGGGGAGATTCACAGGGCAATGGTTAAGGTCTTTTCCTACCAGGGCGGCGGCGCATCGCAAACCCCATCTGCACAACCCGTGCTTCTGGACGACAGCGGCCACCCAAGGAAGCACACGCTGTTTCCAATCATAAACCGCTTCGGCGTTCACGATCACTTTAATTTTGGCGCGCTCAACCTTCGCCTCCCACCCTTTTAGCCATGCCCTCCTACATACTCAGCGAGCCGTATAAGCAGCGAGTCGACAATGCGCTGGCGACCGTGGAGGGGATGCCGTCGCAGCAGAAGACGACGCTGATTCAGACACGCTTCGAGACTTTGCAGCAGCCCCAATCCAAGACCTTCCGCATCTGCACCTTCACCGGCTCGTGGTCGATCAACGCCTCGAAGACGGTGACGTTTCGCGGCGTGACATCGACGCCGAATACGGTGTCGGCGGTAAATCTTTTCTACGATCTGCCCAACAACGGCAACAGCACCTGCGCCATCGCGAAAGACGGCACGGCGTGGTATCTGGTGCAAGACGTTCACACGACGATGACCGTCATTACTGGGGCAACATTGACTACGGCGGGCCTCCAGTTCACGCGGGCCGTTGTCACTGTCGTGGCGACGGCGACGGCAAGCGTTCAGACAGTGGGGACGACAGCGTGCTAAACGTCCGCAATGGAGCACTGTTGGTCAAAGGCGGGTCGCTTCAGACAACCTGTACTTGCTGCGGCTGGTCGTGCTACGCCCCTGACGCTGGGGCGTGCTGCGACGGGACGGAATGCCGCGTTGTGCAGCGGTGCGATTGCGATACGGAGAATGGGGAGGTGTTTAAAGGGGTGGGGACGACGTGTGGGGGAATTGCGTGTTCATCTTGCTGCGAATGGAATGGAACCTCCTTTGTCTGCACCTCAAAAACACAAGAGCAGTGTGCAGAAAGCGGCGGTATCTACCGGCCAATACCATGCTCGGGAACCTCGCCGTGCCTTCCATGCGACGTGTGCTGCTACGACTTTCCGAATACATTAAACCTAGAAGTTTCCATCAACGTACAAGACTTGGTTATCGGGGGTCGAACGTTTATCAACGGCCTATACAAGACTAACTTAGGATCATCGCTTGCGGTTTCTGGCTCGTACACACTCACTCGCGTCGACTCCTTCGGGCAGTGTGCAAGATATGTAGTAGGAACCTGCGGACAAAACAACACCGGAGACTTTACGTTTCTGACAGCCAGCTACTCACATGCCCTACTTGACGGAAATCAATGCCAGGACGAGTGGAGGCTGTCAGCTCAGTATGTCTCTGACATAGACAACGTAAATGGCTGGCAGGTGGAGTCAGTTGCGCCGTGCCTTGGAACGAGAACATTGTATGGATTTGTAACTGTTGGAGAGGCTCGCTCACCAAGGCCACCTGGCTGCGACAACATCAGCGTCAACTTCTCGAAGGAGATAACAGAGTCAGATATGTGGAATGTGCAACTCCCTGAAGTGACCATCGGCGGCATGAGCGGGAGCGCCAGTGTTAGAATAACCGCCAACCCCCTCCCATGACCACCTGCCACCGATAAACGCACAATGCCCTGCTACCAATCCAACAACGTCCCATCCGGCCACGGCAAAATTGGCACCGGAGGCTTCGCCACCGAAGCCGAGTGCCTCGAAGCCTGCAAGGAGGGTGCCTGCTGCAACGGCACGACGTGCAGCGTCAAGCCGCAGTGTCAGTGTGACGAATCGCAGGGGTTTGGTTTTCAAGGCGTCGGCACTTCGTGCAGCCCGAATCCATGCAACGTTGGAGCGTGCTGCGTTGGGCCAACGTGCTACCAGAAAAGCGAGGAGCAGTGCGAAGTTGGGTTTAATGTCGGCACAATATTCGCGCCGATTATTAGGCAAGGCGTGTTCGTCGGTGACAATATCCCCTGCTCACCTAACCCGTGCTGCCCCACCTGCGACCCATACGTTTACAACCAGCAAACAAAGCAATGGTCTGGTACGTGCTGCCGTGCAACGTATGTCGACGACGGCACTGGTGCGTGCTGCCAAACGATATGCTGCACAAATCAAAGTGGGTCGCCTGCGTCTGGCGCTATAAACGGGTCATGCTGCCCCGACAGCAAGCCGTTTTGCTGCACCCCAAGCGGCTCCGCTGGCGTCTTTCCGAATCAGCGTCAGTGCCAATCCGTCCCGCCGACTCCGTGCGGACTTAACGATCAGTCGTTCAGCCCGTGCAACGCCGGCACGGGCCGAACGGTGACATTCAGCGTTGAGTCAGGGCCGTTTACGGCGCGTGTCTTTGTGAGTGGCGCACGATTGCGAATCGGACAAGCCAGGGTACACGAAACCGACCCGCTGAATGTGACCATAGACTACGGCGAAGGCGAAGTGCCACTGCCGGGCACGCTGGACTTTTGCAAGCCAAACGGGGTGGCGACTATCACTGTTAGGATTGGGGCAGTCATGCAATACATTGGGCCATGCAACGAAGGCGCAGAATCTTTGGTTGGCCCTGAATGCGACTGTTTTACTTTTACCCAGTTCGACGGCACTCCCGGCGGCACGCCCGTTAACAGTCCATCATGGAGCTTTAGTTTTGTTTGCCTCAATGGTTGCGACTGCAACCCCCTACCATGAACCACACTTGCCACCGTAGTTTTTTGGAGTTCCGCTGCCGCGAGCGTGGCTACACGCTTGACGAGGTGATGCCCTGCGTGGTCGCTCAGGACGGCGACTCGTGGACGATTGACACCGAGCATCCGGCGTATCCCGCCACGCCGAAGCCGGGGCACGAGCCGCCGCCAGAGGCACCGCCAGCAACGATGCACGGGCCAGGCAGCGAACTGAAGAAACTCCTTGCCCGCGTCGGCATCACGGCATCTCCAGACTGCTCCTGCAACGCCCGCGCCCGCACGATGGACGAGAAGGGCTGCGATTGGTGCGAGGCGAACCTCGACGAAATCGTCGGCTGGCTCCGCGAGGAGGCGACGAAGCGCGGGCTTCCGTTCATCGATATGGCGGGCCGGATGCTGGTCAAGCGGGCGATCAAGAATGCACGGAAGGCAGAAGCCGCTGAGTAACAGGCTACTGAAGGGTACAATAGAGGCTTATGAGCGAGATTTTCCGCCAGCTACCGGGAGAGCTATCGTTGGAATTCGTCCAAGGGGACGAACTGGCGGTCGCGTTGGATTTCGACCGCGACCTTACGGGCTTTCAGATCGAGACGAAAATCTATGTCAACGCCGTGTACGCCGCCGGCCTCGGCGGGGCCGGTTTTGTCGAAACAGTGGGGTCCACGGCCGCAGTCTTTTCGATCTCAAACAATAACCTCGCTGCCGGCCAGATCACCATCGGCCTCTCGGAGGCCCAGACGGCCCTCCTGTCGCCGTCTATTGCCTACCGCTGGTATATGCGCTGGGTTGATACGACGCTGTTCACCCGCACCGTCCTCTCCGGCACCGTGACGGTGCGTAACCCATGAGCATTAATGTCACTGTCGTCGGGTCGACCGGCATCAACGCGACGATCGGCAGCAGCGACGGCGTGCAGGTCGCGATCGGCACGACGTTTGTCGGCAACGGCGGTGGCGTGCCGTCGTTGCAGGTGGCAGCCGGCGCGAATATCACGGTCACGACGACTTCTGGCGTCTTCACGATCGTCGGCCGCGACGTTCCAGTGCAGAGCGTCAATGGCAAGACCGGCGCAGTCAGCCTGACCGCCTCTGATCTCACCGCAGCCCTGGCCGCCCATACTCACAGCACAACCGACGTCGTCGGGTTCACTGCCGCTGCCTCGGCAGCCGCTCCGGTGCAGTCGGTGGCAGGCCGCACGGGTGTCGTCTCGCTGGTGGCCGGCGACGTGAGCGGGCTGGCTCCCGTCGCGACCAGTGGCTCCTACACGTCGCTCTCCAATATTCCCAACAGCTTCACGCCAGCATCGCACACGCACTCGGTCATCCAAATCACAGACCTTGCGTTTCCGGTCAACTCCGTCAACGGCAAGACCGGCACAGTATCGCTGACGAGTGTCGACGTGTCGGCGGCGTCGGCCGTGCATTCTCACGTCATGGCCGACGTGACAGACCTCTCGTTTCCGGTCAACTCCGTCAACGGCAAGACCGGCACGGTCTCCCTTACGAGCGTCGACGTTTCGGCGGCCTCGGCGGTCCATACTCACGTCGCCAGCGACATCACAAACCTGACAAGCGTCGCGAACGTCGTATCTGTCAACGGCATCACCGGCACCCCTGTAATCGTCGGTGGCGTAGGCGTGACCGTGAGCACATCTGGCTCAAGCATCACCATCGAAGCCAGCGGAGGCACGGGAGGCGGCGGGGCCGATCTGTCTGACGCACTCCCCCAGGCTCTTGGCTCGCCGACGGCTGGCATCAGCGGATTGGCGGCGCGATCCGATCACGTCCATCAGATGCCATCTGCGGCCGATGTTGGGGCCGCCTCGGCAGTACACACTCACGTCATGGCTAACGTGACTGATCTGGCTTTTCCTGTTAGCTCCGTCAACGGCAAGACCGGCACTGTTTCGCTGACAAGTGTTGATGTTTCGGCCGCCTCGGCCGTCCACACCCACGTCATGGCCGACGTGACAGACCTCGCGTTTCCGGTCAACTCCGTCAACGGCAAGACCGGCACTGTTTCGCTGACAAGCGTTGATGTTTCGGCCGCCTCGGCCGTCCACACCCACGTCATGGCTAACGTGACTGATCTGGCTTTTCCTGTTAGCTCCGTCAACGGCAAGACCGGCACTGTTTCGCTGACAAGTGTTGATGTTTCGGCCGCCTCGGCGGTCCATACTCACGTCGCCGGCGACATCACGAACCTGACCAGCGTCGCGAATGTGGTCAGCGTCAACGGGCAGACCGGCGTGGTGACGATCGCTCTGGGCGATGCACTCCCCTCGCAGGGCGGCAACTCGACAAGGCTCCTCACGACCGATGGCACCAATGCCTCGTGGGCAACGCGGTACAGCGTCGTCGATCCCGTCGTGGTCGCAGGGGCTGGGATTGCGATCAGTCGAAATACGGCGGCGGGCGAGATCACGATCGGCGCGAACGGCGGAATCGTCGGCACGACAGCAGCCCTGGTAGAAACAAAGTCGCTATCGACCAGCCAGAACGACTACGCGATCGGCAGCGGCAATATCATTCGGCTCAATCCGTCCGCGAACGTCACGCTCACCGGAATCGCCGGGGGCGAGGACGGCGTGGTGCGTCTGCTCTACAATGTCAGCACGCACGTTGTCACGCTGGCGACCGGGAGCACCAGTTCTGCGGAGACGAATCGCTTTACCATTTCCTCTGGCAACATCGAGCTAGGCGACGGCGACTCGGCGAGTGTGTGGTACGACGGCATCAGCGGGCGGTGGCGTGTCTTGACCGACGAGGTAGCGTCGCAGGGTGGAAGTGGCGGCGGCGGCGCGGGTTTCTCGTTTCTGTTTGGATAGCCATTACCATGAACTACTCAATGCTGCTGGCCCGCCCGACACGGCGACCGCCTCCACCGACGATTACAATTCTGTCGCAGCCGCAGGACGCGACATCGTCCATCGCTCCGGTTGTGTCTGAGTTTTCGACAGCATTGCCCTCGCCGGTTGCGTCATGGAATCTGGCCGGCAGTTTCGCCGACACATTTTTTGCTGCTAGCGGTAACGATGGCGACAGCGATTTTCTGGCGACGGCTTTTTGGGACGGCCCAGACGATGAATCGCCATCACTGACATTCTCGGCGAAAACTGATGGTGTGTCTGCCTTGGCTGGAACGAATGGCTGGAGCGATATTCAGTATTCGTCATCGGTACTCGCCACGCAGGCAGGCCAGCAAATCGCCGTCTCCTCTAACGGTGGCAATTCGTGGACATCTCAAACGCGAAGCGGCAGCACTGGGGATGTGTTTTTCGGCGGTGGCTTGCTTTTCCGGTCTGACGCACAGGGAGTCCACTACTCAGCGGACGCGGCGACGTGGACGCTCGCCTCGACCACGGCGCTCGACTCTGGCAGTGTTAGTTTTGGACATGCGGACGGCGGTTGGTTTTTTGCTGTCGATCCACCATCAGGCAGCGCCAGTTCGGTGGGCGGGCTGTACGCATCTGCCGATGGGCAGACGTTCATCAAAATCAAAAATCGCGGAGCCGGTGGCGTCGGTGGCAACATTGAGTCGGTTGTAAAATTTGGCGGATACTGGTACGTCGCAACGGCTGATGGCGCTCTACAAAAAACCGACTTGCTGACATCGGCTGTAGCCTCTGGAATTAGCAGCCTCTATTCATACGGCAGTCAGGTTGCTGTTTCTGGTCAAGCGCTCGTGGCATACTCGCGCAACGGCACCGTGAACTATTCGTCGGACGGAGCAACGTGGACGGAAGCGACGCTACCAGCAGCTCTTTCATCTGGTCGGCGAGGAACGCTGTGGAACGCGGCAGGTAGGTTTTTTCTAATGCTGGGGAGCGTGGCCGGCACAGAGAGCAGGTATCTCGTTGGGTCCGCAGATGGCGCTTCGTGGCAGCAGTTCACGCGGTCTACCTCGTGCCTGACAGACAGGCTGTTCCCTCGATCGAAATCGTACACGGTTTCTGCCAGCGGCGGCACACGAACGCGGGCGTACACGTTCGCGTGTGACACGAACGGCAGCAACGCATTCCGCGTCCTGCAAATCGCTGGTGTGAGAAATGACGTGACGTTTTCTGTTTCCGCATCCGTTACTGGTGGCAGTCTGTCGTATTCGTGGCAGCGTCTGTTAAACGGCGAGTGGACCGACATGACAGTATTGCTCAATCAATCGGCCACGGGCGTGCAAACGCCGACGATGACCGTGCGAGAGCCGACGACCGCATTCAACGGCAGCCAGTATCGCTGCGTCGTGACAGCCAGCGGAGCCGAGCCGGTCATATCGTCGCCAGCAACACTCACGGTGATCTAAGGAGCAAAAATATGGCAGCCCCAAACGTCAACTCATCATCGACTACGATTACGCTCAAAAGCCTCCGCTCGACGGTCGGCACGTCTGCCGTCACGCTCGTGACCTGCGCGACCGATCGCGCTTTGAAAATCAGCACGCTCTATGCCGCCAACATTCACGGCAGCAATGCCGCCGACGTGTCGGCCAGGATCGACGTCGCCGGGACGACCCACGCGATCTGCTCGACGGTTTCGGTGCCGGCCGACGCCTCGCTCATCATCGTCGACCGTAACAGCCCCGTGTACCTTGAGGAGGGGCAGGCGTTGCAAGTGACGGCCTCCGCAACCGGCGTTCTCCATATCGTCGGCTCCTACGAAGAAATTGCCTAGTTTTACAGGCATTTTCTCTTGACCTCAACAGGCTACCGGCCGATACTATGTAGCCATGGCGAGCGACCACCACTTCAAGATCGCCGGGATTAAGTGGCTCTGGAGGTACACCCGCCTCCGCGGTCGCGCCGCTGGGTGGGCGTATCTCCCCGACCCCAGCAAGCCAGACCAAGGGACTCGCAAGGTACTGATCGACCAGAAGCTCAAAGGTCGCACCCGCCTTGAAACGGAAGTCCACGAGGCGATCCACTGCGCGTTTCCTCAGATGAGCGAGGAATCCGTCACGATGGCGGGGGCCGACATCGCACGAATTCTTTGGGCGCTCGGTTACAGAATCACGGAGGAATGATGGCGACATTCGCTGATGAAGTGATCTCTCGCACCGGGCGCAGCAAGCCGGGATTCAAGACGTGGTTCGATCGCCTGCCGGATGAAGTGCAGCGAGAACTTGAGGAAGCGAAGCGTCAGTTCAATCCGGCGATTCATCAAAAGCGGGCCTACTGCAAGGCAATCATGGAGGCGGCCCGCGACCGTGGCTGGGAGACGGCAGGCATTCAAGGAGTCATCGCGTGGCTGACACGACGATAGCGCAGAGCGTCGCCGCAAAAATGCCTGCGCCTTCGCCGCCACGAGACGCCGAGCAGATTACGCAAAAACGCGATGGAGACGTGCTTGAGGCGCGATCCACGTCTCGACGCATCAAGACCGTCGAAGACTTGCTGGCTCACATAGAGGCTGACTTAGAGCGCTTCGATGTAGCAGCCAGTGAAGCCACCAAATGGGAGGTGGCGACAGCCGACGCCAACGGCGAGCCGACTGTCACCGAGCTTCACCGTGTCTTCGTCAGGCTGAAGCCAAAGGCTGGGCCGACTGTCATCAAGGTAGTCGAGGCGATGATCTCTTCGGCCACGAAGCAGATGCGTCGTCCAGCGGCGAAGAAGCATCCGCAGAAGAGCGGCCTCTGGCAGGTTCTCATCATCGCCGACCCTCATTTTGGGAAGTATGGGTGGCAGAAGACGACGGGCGACGCTGACTACGATCTGGAGATTGCCGCCACGCGGGTGAACGAGGCTTCGCAGAAATTGCTGGCAGCCAGCGGCAAGCCTGCCAGGCGAACGATCGCACTCCTCGGTGACGTTTTTCACTACGACTCGCCGCACGGCACGACGACCAGCGGCACTGCGCTTGACCGCGACGGCCGGCTGCAAAAGATGATCGAAACAGGGTGCGACTCGATCATCGGCGTCGTCGAGCGTTCGGCCGAAACGTGCCAGACAGACGTGCTCATAGTAAATGGAAATCACGACGAGGCTCTGACGTGGTCGCTGCAACGGATCATGCAAGAGCGGTTCCGCAACGACAAGCGAGTCAGCGTCGATGGTCGCTTCACGGGCAGAAAGTACCTGACATCCGGCAAGTGCCTGATCGGTTTTGCGCACGGCCACAGGGCAAAAAAGAAACTTCCGCAGATCATGGCCCTTGAGGCCGCAGATGCGTGGAGCAAATGCCCCTACCGCGAGATTCACACCGGCCACTATCACTCGCAGGCTGCGGAGTGGCAGAGGCCGATCGAGACGCTCGATGGCGTGATCGTGCGGACAGCCCCTGCCATATGTCCTCCAGACGACTGGCATTCTCAGATGGGCTTCATCGGATCGAGGCAGGCGATGGAGTCGTTTCTGTACGACCCCGAAGGCGGCCTCGTGAGTATGCACATCGCCGGAGTGAAGCCGTGACCCACGACGAAATCCAACGAGCCTGGACGCTCGTCAACAAATACGGCCCAGCGAACTGCTGGACAGGCGACGCTGGCACGCTTGCGGCGGCCCTCGGCAGGGCGCTAGAGCAGATTGAGCGGCTCACCTGCCGCGTCGCGTACATGGAAAACGCCAGGCCGGCTCCAGAGTGGCTGGAGCGGCGCACACCACCCTACGAGATCGACGGAGGAAACTGATGCTGATTGGACTGTGCGGCCCTGCTGGCTGCGGCAAGAACACGATCGCCGACCATCTCCAGGCCCGCTACGGCTGGATTCAGTTCGGGTTCGCCGACCCCGTCTACGCGGCAGTCTCGTCGATCACAGGCATCCCCGTGCCTCGGCTCCGCGAGCGGTCGACGAAGGAGCAGAAGATCGAGTGGCTCGGGAAATCTCCCCGCGAGCTTCTCCAGACCCTCGGGACTGAGTGGGGGCGCGACACGATCAGCCAGGACATCTGGATCACGATCGCCATGCGGCAGGTCGAGGCGTGCCAGAAGTACCTCCGGGGGGCCGGCGGCGTCGCCCTGACGGACGTGCGATTCATCAACGAGGTCGAGGTCATCAAGGCCGCAGGCGGTCAGATATGGCGAGTGGAGCGGCGACAGCGGTGCCTCGCCGACGACGCAGCCCAGCACTCCAGCGAGGCGGGCATTCCTGAGTTTCTGATTGACACAGTAATCGACAACACAGGCACTCTGGACGCCCTCCGAGGCAGGGTCGATGCCGCCATTAAAAGGCTACGGAACGATAGAATAGAGGTTTAGCAGGGCCACGGATGGCTGAGATGAGCGACTTTTCCAAGCACATATTGGAGCGTTGGGGATTCCCTACGCTCGTGGCGATTGCACTTGGCTATTTTCTTCGCCAGGACGTGATTTTGCCGTTGCTGGAGAGTCACCGAGACACGCTCAAGGGCATCACCGAGACGCAGAAAGAAATCAGCCAGGCGATTCAGGAACAAACCAGACTCTTGTACGCCCTCCAGCCACGCACCGCCGGCAGTCCGATCCCGACCGACGACAAAAACTAAGCCATGCCCACTGTCTCGAACCTCCCCGGCCCGCTCAGTCTGGCGTTTCGAGCCGGCGACGAGTTCAGTTCGTTGATCGACTTCGACACGACGCTCTCTGGTTTTACCGTCTCGTCGAACATCGTCAGCCTCGTGACGGGGGCCACGGTGGCCTCGGTGACGACGACGCTTGTCGATGCAGCGGCGGGCCAGGTCAACGTCGGCCTTTCGGAGGCCCAGACGGCGGCCCTGGCCGCCGGCACCTACGGCTGGCGGCTGGAGTGGGACAACGGAGCCAAGCGCACCGCCCTCGAAGGATTCGTCGAGGTGACGCGATGAGCATTACCGCGAGCGTGAATAGCAGCCCGATCACGGCACGAGTCTCCGGCTCGTCGGTGTCGGCCAGCGTCGGCGCGTCAAGAGTCAGTGCGACGATCTCTGGTGGCGTCGGGCCGGCGGGACCGCAGGGGCCGGCGGGCAGTGCCGCCAGCCTGGCGATCGGCAGTGCGACGGACGTGGCATTCAGCGGCCTCGCTGACGGCGACGTGCTGCGGTACTCGTCGAGCAGGTGGCGAAACTACGCCGAAACGAAACTCACGGATGGCGGGAATTTTTAACAGGGAGCGGAAATGGCTAACACGATTCGCATCAAGCGCACCACAACCAGCAACCGTCCTGCGAGCCTCGCAAATGCGGAGCTTGCCTACATCGAGGGTAGCAATATCCTCGTGTACGGGACAGGCACCGGTGGCGCCGGTGGCAGCGCCACTAGCATCGTGGACATCGGTGGCGTCGGCGCGTTTCTTGGCCTGTCGAACTCTCTGACGCAGACAGCGGCCGGCAACTACACATTTACCGGCACGGCGACATTCTCTGGCACGACCTCGCTGGGCGCGGCGACGGCCACGACGCCAGCCGCCGACGACAACTCGACTCGCGTGGCGACTACGGCATACGTTCAGGGTGAGATCGCGGCCCTCGGCGTCGGCAGCGTGTCGAGCGTCGGCTTGTCGCTGCCCGATATTTTCAGCGTTTCTGGTTCTCCCGTCACATCGAGCGGAACGCTCGCGGCGACGCTCGCCAGCCAGACCGCGAACCGCATCTTCGCTGCCCCAAACGGGACCAACGGCTCGCCGACGTTCCGTGCTCTCGTGGCCGCCGACATTCCAGACCTTTCAGGAACCTACCTGACGGTGTCGTCGGCGAGCAGTACCTACTTGACGCAGACCTCGGCTGCCAGCACCTACGCACCGCTGGCGTCGCCGGCTCTGTCAGGCACCCCGACGGCCCCGACGGCGAACGCCGGAACAAACTCGACGCAGATCGCGACGACGGCGTATGTCGACAGTGCCGTCTCTTCTCTGGTCGACGCTGCCCCCGCTGCCCTCAACACGCTCAACGAGTTGGCGGCGGCCCTTGGCGATGATGCCAACTTCGCCACGACGATCTCGACGAGCCTCGGCGGGAAGCTGACGACGGCAAACAACCTGTCGGAACTGACGGCAACAGCCTCGACAGCCCGCACGAACTTGGGCTTAGGCAGCATTGCGACACAGGCAGCAAACAACGTCGCGATCACGGGCGGCACGATCTCCGGCGTGACCATTGATGGCGGGACGTATAGCTGATGGCGAACACAGTTCTCGTGAAATCCTCCGACGTTTCTGGCGCCAAGCCTTCGTCGCTCGCGGCTGGAGAACTGGGCCTGAACCGCCAAGACGGCGAACTGTATTTCCTTGACGAGTCGAACAACATCGTGAGCATCGTGGCGATTGATTGTGGCGAGATCGTGGCATGACGACGCATGGCAAACGTAATCAAGATCAAGCGGAGTTCGACGCCGGGTGCGGTTCCGTCGTCGCTCGTGGCGGGCGAGTTGGCGATCAACCGTGCGGACGGCGACTTGTATTACCTCGATGCGTCCGATCAGATCGCAAGCCTGCTCGATCTGGATTGCGGCGAGATTGTCGACTCGTCTCCGGGCGGCGGATCGACGCTCTCGCTATGGCGGGCTGAGGCACTCGACGGCAACTGGCACTGGAGCGATTGATAAATGGCACACCCCAACCTGAACGACCCGACGAACGTGGAGGGCTTGTCGCTGGCGACAGCCGTAGGCACGTCGGCGACCACAATCGTGTCGAACGGCACGGCGTCGAGCGCGACGATCCGAATCGTCTCGATGTACGTTGCGAACATCGACGGCTCATCTGCCGCTGACGTTACGGTGAAGCTGGCGACCGGCACGAACGCCTGGAGCATCGCGAGCACCGTGAGCGTCCCTGCCGATGCGACCGTCGAGGTCGTTTCTGGACGCCCCCTGTATCTCAAGGAAGGCGACTCGCTCACCGCGACCGCCTCGGCTGCGGGCGACCTCGAAGCGGTCATCTCCTACGAAAAGATCACCTGACCCCACCTCACAACGGTAGCGACACATGAGCCGACGAACCGGCGGAATCATCGGACCGAAGCCCACTTGGACAACGACGGCGACCAGCGGGATTTTCTCGCTCGGCGACGTTGCCGGCTTGAAGGCGGCGGCGCAGTGGCCTCGCGGCCCGATTGCTCCCACAAATCTCGCAGGCACCGGCACTGATGGGCAGGTGGCTCTGACGTGGACTGCACCGGCGACCACGCACGGGACGATTACGGATTACATTGTTGAATACACGCCCAACGCTGGTTCGCCGACTGTTGTCGCTACCGGCTCCACTGCTGCGTCGTACACACTAACGGGACTGACCAACGGCACCGAGTACACCATTCGCGTGGCAGCGGTGAATCACACGCGAGGTGATTTCAGCAGCAGCGTGACGGCGACACCAAGCTCAACGCCGCCAGACCCAAATTGGAGTTCCGTCCGCGCCCTGATGCGATTTGACGGAGCAGACGGCGGCACGGTGTTTACGAATACAGCGTCCACTTCATTAACTTTCACCACCAGCGCAGGGGCTGTGACGGCCGCAAGTGCAGCGAAGTTCGGCGCCGGCGGTTTATCTGGCGGCTGGCTGCGAATGTCTGACGGCGGCGGCTCAGGAAGCGTGTTTAACGTCGGATACAACTGGACGATAGAGGCATGGGTGCGATTTAACACCATCAGTGGCTCGCCGGTTGGGAATGGACTTTTTGCCTTGTGGGATGACGGCCAAGGGGCGTTAGCAACGCTCCGACTGCTCTCGTCCGGTGTTGTTCTTTGCCTTGGTGCAGACGCAAGCGGACAGCCACTATCGGCTGGCACATGGCACCACGTTGCCTGGGTTCGACAGGTCAATGAGATAAAGACCTTCGTAGACGGACAGCTAGCTTTGACTAACGATTTAGGTGGCGCTGCGCCATTTTTGCAAACATCTATTTTCCTATTGCGCGACCCTGTGAACAATTCAGGCCCGGCGGATGCTGCGATGGATGAATTTAGATTCACCCCCGGCGTGTCGCGATACACCGCAAACTTCACTCCACCCACTGCAGCGTTTCCTAACGCATGAACAATGACGCCTTCGCTGCCGGCCTGCTGATCGCCGCCATACCTATCGGCATGGTGAGCGGTGCGTTTGGCGTCTGGCTCGTCCGCTGGTCCGTGGCGTGGTTTTGTGCCCCCTACTCGCCCTGAGTTCGCTACACAACAAACCTAATGCCAAGAGTCCAGCAAAAACGAGGCACCGCATCCGCTCTCGCCAGCGTCAATCCGACGCCTGCGGCTGGCGAGATCGTCTGGGAATCGGACACCAACAAACTCAAGGTCGGCGACGGCGTGACCGCGTACAACTCTCTGCCGTATGTGAGCGGTGAGGGCGGCAGTTCCACGCCGGGCCTTACTGGCTACGGCGCAAAACTTCTATTCGGGTGACAAATCAATGGCTGCTCCAAACTTAAACAGTGACGAGCCGATCGTCGGCAAAACGGCATTCGTCGCCCTCGCCGACACCAACGAGACGGCGGTGCTGACCAACACCGCCTCCTCTGGTAAGGCGATGAAAGTCACGTTTCTTTCAGTCTGCAACATCGACGGCACAGCGAACTGCGACGTAACGCTGAAAATCTACAACGACGACACGGCGGGCACCGCGTACTCGTTGGCGTCCACGCTTGTCGTTCCCGCCGACTCCACGTTCGCTCCGTTCGGGCGCGATATGAGCCTCTGGCTGGAGGAAGACCGTCGAATCACCGCCCAGGCATCCGCCGGGGGCGATCTGCACATTGTTGTTTCTTATGAGGAGGTTGGATAAATGGCTGCGATTGGTGATCCCTGTTGGCGTCAGGGCGGCGTTGCCGCCATCGATCTCCCGTTCCGCGTGCGGCTTCCTGACGGGTCGACTCGCACCGATCCGAGCCAGTGGGGCAATGACGAGGCCGTGCTGGCGGCAACCGGCTGGAGCCGTTCGACGTTGACGCAGGACGATCTGGATCGATTGTTTCCGCCGCCTCCCCCGGCTCCGCTGCCGACGCCGTATGAAGCGGGATTCGACACCGGCTTAGGCTGGCGGCTTGGCTGGCAACCCGATGACGTGGCCCTGCTCACCGGACTCTATGTCCTCGCGAGCCGCGCCGCTGAACTAGGCGTCACGCAGCCGGTGATCGTCACCGACATGGCCGGCGTCACGCATCAGATGACGTTCGCTGAGTTTGAGCAGATCATGCTCGCGTATGGTGCGGCTCGTGCCGCGTTGTCTGCTGGCCCGGTGATCCCTCCGAGTAACGTCACATGAGTTGGCGATCGAACGGCGGGTATTTCGGGCCTCGTCCTACAGGGCCGTCGACATCAGTGGCGAGCGGCTGGTGGGATTCTCGGTCGCAGTTTCGCAGCCGGCGCGATGGCCAGTGGCCGGTCAACGGTGATCCGTCATGGTCCAATGTCTCGCTGCTCCTGCAAATGGACGGCAGCAATGGGTCGACGACGTTTACCGATTCCTCCAGCAATGCACTCAGCGTGACGGCGGTCGGTAACGCCCAAATCAGCACTGCTCAGGCGAAGTTCGGTCAATCGGGACTGTTCGATGGCTCTGGCGATTATTTGTCGATCGCCAATAACTCTGTATTTGACGTTGGCAGCGGGAACTTCACGCTGGAGGCGTGGGTCAGGCCGACGACATCGACGGCGAACCTGCGCCTCATCTATGTCAAGCGCACGGCTGGCATAGCTCACATGGCGCTGGCGGTCAATGCAGGAAACTTCACGTTTTGGGCGGCTACCGCAACTTCTTCATGGGACATCGTTAACGGCGTGACGTTTGGCGCTGCTTCGCTAGATACGTGGTATCACATTGCCGTCGTTCGCAACGGCAATTCGTTCACGGGCTACCGTGATGGTGTCGGCACTTCGCTGGCAACATCGTCCGCGACTATTGGCACTGGCTCAACCGCTGCCGTGACGATCGGCGGCGAGCCTAGCGGGAATGCGTTTTCAGGACACCTGGACGACTACCGAATAACAAAGGGCGTCGCGCGGTACACCGCAAACTTCACGCCGAGCACCGTGGCTCATCCGGTTGGCTGAGTGCCCTACACCAGCAAAGTGTGGTCGCGCCTGGTGGAATGTCGGTGGCTCGCGCTGGTGGACGGGGGTACAATGGCGGGCATGGAAGACATCATCGCCCGCATCAATAAGTGCGTTGAGGACGCCGAGACGGCTGGCTGGGAAGACGTTGGCTTTCCAGCGAACTTGCTGATTGAGTGCCGAGACGAAATTGCCACGTTGAGGTCGCCGTGGATTTCGGTGAACGACGACACGCCCGACAGCGACCAGTCGGTGCTGGTGTGGAACTCCGGTGGCTACTGCCTGAAGCCTTGGGCGTGGTACCAAATCTGTTGTTACAGGGACGGCAAGTGGCGTGAGCAGGATGAGGCAGACGAATACCCTGGCGTGACGCACTGGATGCCGCTTCCGCCCGAGCCGCCGAACTGGAAGCCGCTGTTTGAGCCTCCATCCGACTGACGCTAGAGGCGGAAGGTGAGGACATAAAAAACGATGGGCGATTCCGAAAAAAAACAGGTGTTGTTTGCCCGATGGATCATGAGTCCAGCCGCAGGGTATTGCCGACAAAATCCTGACGGCAGCCGGTACGATTGGGCCGCATATGAGCGGAAGCAGGGGCCTGTCGCATGGCGCGTCTACGACACTGACGGCAGCGAGTCGGTCTACTCGCTGTACGAGCAGGCCCGCACCGCAGCCGACGAGATGAACTGGAGCGTGGAGCCGCTCTACCGCCAGCAATCGCTCACCGACGCGGAGCGTGTGGCGATTGATGCGGCCGTCCGAATCACGGATTCCTACGACGACGAGATGGACGGGTTCCCGTCTGGGGTTGCCGCCACGCTGCGGGGGTTGCTGGAACGAACGAAGTGACGCTACCGACGGAGAGTAGGGACATGAGCGACCGCAACTACGATTTCGTTCGCAATCCGACCAGCGAGTTAGCAGACGCTGACAACGAGATCAGCGAACTTGAAGACAGGGTGGACAAACTGGAAGCAATGCTGCCACGCTGGATTCCCGTTAGTGAGCGGCTGCCAGAACATGACACAAGCGTTTTGATTTCCGTACGGCGGAAGGACGGCGAAGTAGTTGTCAAAGAGGTGCTGTTCGTTGACTGGAGCCTGCCGCATGAACCCGCCGACCCCCGCTTCGCGGATGACTACGGCGGCGAAGACCTCAAGGACGTGACCCACTGGATGCCTCTACCAGCGCCGCCGGAGGTGACGTGATGGAAGTCATCAGCGGCAAGATGTACACGCTCACGGATCAATGGGTTGCCGTCGCGGACAGGCTCCCCGAAAAGACGTGTAACGTTCTGGCGTATGACGGGGCCGGGGTGTTTTCCTGCGGCTTCATGACCGGAGGTGGGTCGCTGCCACGGTTCTACGGTGGCGACGGTGACGCTGAGTACGTCACCCACTGGATGCCACTGCCGTCGCCGCCTGCCGAATGACACTACTCACCTTAGAGAGCGTCGGGAACCATTCGGGATTTCCGAATAGTTGCGCTATCGCACAAGCATCCGGCCTTTCCGTTTTCGCGAAACTGGAAAGCCGATTGCGCCCGATTGCCGACCGGGTAGAATGACGCCCCGACGTTACACGCCGCAGGTGCAGACATGGCGAGGCAAGAGTTTCCGCTGACAAACAGGCAGAAAAGCCGGACGGCAAAGCGCGGCCTGTTTTGGTGCAGCGGGTGCGACGGGAACCTCGTCGGTCAGACGGGGAAGTGCAAGGCTTGCGGCTACCGCGAGAATAGGAAGAAGACGCGGGCCAAGTGACCCTACTGCCGTCACATAGAGAACCTAGCCAACTCGCGGCAGAATCTCCGGCGCGGCCGGTGTCTTGACGATCCGAGGGTCGAGGTATCGCCGGGTCGTCGCAGGATTCCGATGCCCCATCAGAGCCTGGGCCGAACCACCACCGGCCTGGAAATAACTCGCCGACGTTTTTCTGACGCGATGAAATTTGCTCATCCTGTCATTCGGCAACCCCGCCCGCTCGCAGATTTTGCCGAGTCGGCCCCAGATCAGCGTGTATGACCTATCCCAGTCGAAGACCAGCTTGCGTTTGCTGCGAATAGCCTGGATCGCTGCATAGCACTCCGGCGGGATCGGTCGGTAAATGTCTTCTCGCTGCCCTTTCCTTGTTTCGGCTCGAAACAGGATCGCCTCCGGCTCGACGTCTGCCCACTCTAGCGTCAGCAACGCGCCGATCCGCTCGCCGGTCCAGTACGCCGTGAGCACGATCGCTCGAAACCAGAGCCTCGCCGGCACGCCGACGACTTCGCCGTATTCTGTCTCGCAGGCTCCGAGCAGCCGCTGAAACTCCTCGATCAGCCAAGCCCGCGGAACTCGCTCCGGCACGCGAATCGTCCGAACCTCCGGCCAGGTTTCGGTCAATTTGCGTTTCGCACAGAATTCCCAGACGGCCCGCAGGCAGGCCCTGCATTTCGCTGCGCTGCCTGGCGACGACGTGCGAACCCTATGGGCGAGGTATTTCGCCAGCGTGATCTCGTCGAGATCGGCGGTCGTCGGCTCGTGGCCGAGAAATTCGCCGAAGCGCCGAAACGTGCCGGCGTAAATCTCGACCGTGCGGTCGCTGATCCCTCTCAGCGGCGCGTACAAGTCGCGGACTACATCGAGCAGTTTCACGGTTATCTCTCGTGGCCTTGGAGGGACAATGCCACCCGAAAGAGCATCACGCAAATGGGTGGGGCGTCCCCTGCTTCAAAATTTTGGACTCTACAATCCGACATTGCGGCCACTGGGCACCGATGGTCACTCGCCATTTTTCACGAGCCTTGCGAATTGCCTCTGCCGGAGAATCGGCAAAAACCATAATTTCGTCAGAGTCCTCGACATCGCGATCAATCCAGTCGATGATTACCAAGTGCTTCCTGTGCATTGCAGGCAAAACTCCGTTTCGTGGTTTTCGTAACCGCCTGCGATGTAGAATCCCCTATCCTCCATTTCGAGGCAAGTGCAAAAGGGCCGAAGATGAAAAAGCCGGAAAAACGGGTAAAACCGGCAAGGACGCAGAAAGGACACCTTTACGAACCCCAGGCCGTCGGAGCTTACGAGGCCGCCGCCCTCATGGGCGTCCATTACAGCCGCCCCCAGAAGCTCGTCGAGAAGGGGGTGCTGTCTGCTCACCGCGTGGAGGAAAGTGTCCACGTTGCGAAGCTGACGAAGTACCAGGCCATATACGACAGCCGGGAGTGCGAGAAGGACTTCGAGGAATACGAAGACCTCATGGACTCCGGCGAGCACGGCAAACGCCCGCGGGCGTGGCTCCACCTCCGGCCGGAGGCGATCCGGCACCTGAAGGCCGTGAAGACGCCGATCGCCTTCAACGACGCGATCGGCGTCGCCGAGGCTGCGAAGATTTTGAAGGTCGTCGTGAGCTTTATCCCGCGGCTCGTCGCCCGCGGTGATATCGTCGGCCGGCGGCCGTGGAGCAGGCGAGGCTCGTCGGCGAGAATCTACATCATCTCCCGTCAATCGTGCGTCGAAAACGTCAAGCAAGTTCGCTCCATCGAAGCCGCCGGCAAGAAAATTGGGCGGCCTCGAAAAAAGTTGTGTTGACGAGTCGCCTGATCGCCGATAGATTCACGCAGCCTCAAGGAGAGAGCGCGTGGATTTGTGGAAGCATCAGCAGGAAGCGTTCGATTGGGCGTGGCCCCGCATCTGGGCCTTGCTCAATCACGGAATGGGCAGCGGCAAGACGAAGACCACGCTGGCTCTGATCGTCCGCTGCATCGCCGAACTCATGGCGACTCGCATTCTGGTTTGCTGCCCGAAGGCAGTGATGCCGGCCTGGAAGAAGCAGGTTGGCCTCTGGTGCCCAGAAATCCGAGTCGTCCTGCTCGACGGCTCGACGAAGGCGAAGAAGCAGAAGCAGCTTGCCGCGGCTCTCGCCGACCGCTCGCCGGTCATCATCGTCGTGAACTACGAGTCGGCTTGGCGAATCCCAGAGCTTGAGAAGGCAAAGTGGGACGTGCTGGTGTGGGACGAGGTTCACCGGCTCAAGGCTCCGAGCGGGGCGGCCAGCCGATGGGCACGACGAATGACCAAGAAGAACCCGACGGCTCGACGCTATGGGCTGTCTGGAACGCTGATCCCCCACTCGATCCTTGACGCATGGGCGGTCTGGGCCTCGGTCGAGCATCCGCCGGTCACGTTCGGTGATTCGTTCACGCTCCATAAGGCAAGGTACGCGATTATCGCCAACGGCCCACAGAAGTTCGTCGTGGGATTTAAGAATCTCGAAGACGCCCACGCGAAGATCGCCGCGACGACGCATCATGTGAAGTCTGGCGACGTGCTCGATCTGCCGCCGATCATGTTCGACGACATTCCCTGCGAACTCGACCCACGCGAGGCTCGACTGTATCGCGAGGTGGAGACAGAATTTTGTGCGGTGTGCGAGGCCGGCACCGTGACACCGTCGAACGCTCTGGTGCAACTGCTGCGCATCCAACAGATATGCGGCGGCAGCGTGAAATACGACGATGCGTCGACAGCCACCCAAATTTGCGAGAAGGCGTCTAAGGCGGCAGTCCTGTCTGATAGATTAGAAGACCTTCCCGCCGACGAGCCTGTTGTGATCTTTTGCCGCTTCACCAGTGATATCGCCGCCGCAAAGGCTGCGTGCCGAGACAACAACCGGGCGGTGAGCGAGCTATCCGGCCACGCGAACGAACTGGCCGACTGGCAGGCGGGCCGAACGAATGCCCTCGTCGCGCAGATTCAGTCTGGCGGCATCGGAATTGATTTGACGCGGGCGAGCTACTGCTTTTTCTACAGCCTCGGCTTCAGCCTGAGCGAGTACGAACAGGCCGTCGCCCGCCTCCACCGGCCGGGGCAGGCCGCCACCACGCACATCTACCATCTCGTTGCAACGATCAACGGCCGCGCCACGGTGGACGGCCGGGTGTACCAGGCTCTTAGGGAGCGGAAGGAGGTTTTGAGTGACATCATTGACGGATTCGTTAGTCGACACGCCGCTACAAACGGCGCTTTCTGAGATCACAGAGATCGACAAGAAGGTCGCGGCCCTCAACGACCAGATCGACGAACTCAAGAAGCGACGGGATCACTTGGAGTCGATCGCCGTCGAGGAACTGACAACACAGCGTCTCGACGGTGTTCGCACCGCGGGGCGTTCGTGGCGAGTGGAATGGACTCACTCGTGCTCCGTGCCGGAGGCGCGGAAAGAGGCGGTCATGGAGGCCGCAGAGCGTGCGGGGCTGCGGGATGCGGTCACGCAAGTGAACACGGCGAGGCTGAAGAGCCTGCTGAAGGAGATGGCAACTGAAGCGGGCACGGATGCCCGCACGCCGTGGTCACAAGGGACGGTGTTTGAGGGGCTGGTCGGTGAATACGTCCAGCCGAAACTGCGTCACCTCACTGTGGGGTGACGCTTGGTTCGAGAGGTTCTCATGCAAGGAGTAAAAGCATGACTACAACAGCGTTGAGTGTTCCAAGTGTTTCTTTTGCCGCTCTGCGGCCTGGTTCGCGGCAGATGCGGATCATCGAGGCGAATCTGGAAGGCGAGCCGATTCAGATTCAGGATTTGGTGCGGGTGAAAACCCCGGCCGGCGGTGGCACGCAGTGGAACGTCGAGATCGCCGGCAACACGGAGACGTGCGGTGAGATCGTCGGGCTGCTCGTGGCGATCGCAAAGCAGGGCACGCTCTGGCCGAGTGAAGACCCGACCGATCAGCGGCCGGTGGTCGTGACGAACGACCTGTTGGTCGGCTATCGGGTCAGCGATGACCTCGGCTCGATCGACCCAGCGGCCTTGGAGAAGTACCGGATCGGCGACCGGCGATATGACTGGCACGCATTGTCGACTAGTCCTGAGTTCGGCTACGGCTCCGCTCGCGGCGGGGCCGGCAAGCGGGTTAAGGAGTCTCGCATTCTTGCGATCCTTCGCGACGGCGAGACGTGGCCGATCCTTGTGACGGTCGGGCCTGGCAGTCTCCAGAACTGGATGAAGTTCCAGAAGACGGGGCTGGCGAGCTTCCACTACGAGTGCGTGGTGGGGCTGCGGCTCGAAAAGGCGAAGGGCAAGAACGGCCAGCCCTATAGCCAGATCGTGCCTCGGATGGTCGGAACGATCAGCGAAGAGGAAGGCGAAGTTGCAAACCGCATCTACGCCGAGCCTCTGAAGCGGATGTTCAACGCTCCCCCGGCCGGTGCCGTCGTCGAGGCAGGAGGCGACCACGACGACGAGTGATCTTGCGGCTGGGCCGGCGGCCCGAAACCTGCTGCAACGCAGGCCGGTCGCCTAGCCGCTCGTGGCGTCGTAACTGCGGAAGTCGGTCGAGCCTCTGCTGCCACCTTTCCAGCATGACGACCGGCGACTCTTCCTCCCTCCCCTCCAGCAAGCCCAAGGCTGGAGGGGAGGGGGATTTTCTTGCGAGCAAGAGGACATTCGATCCATGCCGAGACTGGGACGGAACCCTGTGATTGTTGCCGGCGAGACATTTGCCTCGAAGGCGGCACTGGAACGGAGATGTCGCGAGATGATCGGCGGCTACGCGAGCGGTGAGCTTGTGTCTTCCGAGCACGCGATGTTTTTGCTGTCGCTGATCATCGAACGGCACGACAGGCCGCATGAGAAAATACTGCCTGGCCTTGAGGGCGAGGTCATAGGCATCCGCGTTCGCCACAACGACGGATATCGGTTCTACGGCAACTCGCCGACGAACGTGAATCACCTGTTTGTGGCCTACGAAAACGGCATGGAAATCGACTTCAGTTGGAAGAAGTGCTGCGTAGGCTTCAAGCCGGAGGCAATCGCTAACTCTGCAATGCGTCGAGCCATTCACGGCCAAGTCTGCGAATACAAGCGGCTCCGATTTCTTTCCGGCTCCGGCAGCGTGACCAGCGATGCCAGCGGGCAGCCTTTGACTTGGGGCGACAGTCGCGTTGACCACTACCCGAAAACCTTTGCGTTTCTTCGGGACTCGTTTCTGGAAGGGGCCGGAGTTTCCTTGGGCGACGTGCAGACGCGATCAGACGAACAGTGCGGCGTGGCTATGCAGGACGAAGACCTTCGGGATCGCTGGGAGCGATATCACGACGCGAACAAAACATTGCGGTTGGTTTCGGCGAGGGAGAACGAAACAAGCTGGCGAGAAGAAGGAGCGATTCGATGAGCGATATGAGATTTAGGTGGGCCGCCATCTATGCGGCCAAAGGGTGGCACATTGTCCCGTGCCACGGGTCGAACGGCGAGAAATGCACCTGCCGGAGCGAGAACTGCTCGACGCCTGGGAAGCATCCCGTGCTGAACGCATGGCAGCACAAGAGCATGACCGACGAGGACGAACTGTCGCACTGGTATGACGGTGTCAAGAACTACAACATCGGCGTGCAGCTTGGCGAGAAGAGCGGCATCATCGACATCGAGTTTGACACCGACCAGGGCCGGAAGACGGCCGAGCGGTTCGGCATCGACAAGGCGTACACGCCGACGTTCACCTCGAAGCGTTCGACGCATCGACTCTTCAAGTGGGACAGGAGGCTTCCGCAGCAGGCGGTCTACAAGCTCGCCGGCTTGGAGATTCGCATCGGCGGCGGGAAGCGCGGTGCTCAGTCGATCTTCCCTCCCAGTTCGCACTCCAGCGGCGCGAGCTACTCGTGGGTGGAGGGGATGAGTTGCGAGGACTGCGAGGTCGCAGAAATCCCGAAGGAGTTACTGGTCGCGATCATCAACGAGGTGGGCGAGAAGTCCGGTGGCGGCGAGGCCGTCGAGCGGAAGCCGTCGGCCAACAAGATTCTCTACACGCCGATGGGCGAGGGCGATAGGCACGACTCGCTTGTGCGGTTCGCGGCACGCCAGTGCATCAATATGCTCAACGTGCATGACGCCGTCGAGCAGCAGGACGTGCTCGAACTCATCAAGGCGATGAACAAGCAGAGGTGCAATCCACCAAAGGGTGACGACGAGATCGAGAACATCTTCAGGCACGAACTGTCATGGGCAACGCGAAAGCGTGCTCAAGGGGTTGCTGATGAGGTTGAGAAGTCGAAGGCGGTGGCCGATCGGATGGAGAACGGTGTCGAGCAACCGACGGAGGGCGAGGACAAGTCGCTGCCGTTCACGACTATTGGCCTGCGGTACGACGGCGAGGAGTGGTGGCCTGGGCAGTGGCACCTGAAGGTCATCCACGGCGACCCGGTGTCCTACGCCCTCACGGTGCCGGTCTTTCGCGAGGTCAACAGCGAGCAGAAGACAGTGCGGGTTTCGGTGCCGCTGAATGCCGAGTCGTTTCGCTCGGCGGCCAAGGTGGCCCAGGCGATCCTTGAGGCGACGCACACCGTGATCGTCGATGCCGTGCCGGAGGAGTGGTTCGGGATTTGGAACGGGCAGGGCAAGAAGAAGGGCCAGAAGGCGGTTCGCGGGCTGAAGGCCAAGCTCATGGACGAGGCGTCGCAGGAGGCGGCGACCGCGGAGAACTGCCGCTTCGCGACGGTGGCTGGGTGGCTGCTGGAGGTGCTCTCGATGTCGCCGAAGCCCGATGACGACGCCGACGAGGACGGCTCGCCCGACGTGACCGGGATGCCAGCGTGGGTTCGAGGTCGCGACGGGGTCTGGGAGTTGTGGTTCGGCTGGATGAAAGCGTGGGAGATGGTCGACCGCGGCCGGCGGAAGCTCGAAGACGGCGACATCAAGACCATCAAGAAGATGATTCTCGCTGCCGTCGGCCAGAACGCTCTGCCGGCCTCAAGAGGGGCCGGAGAGGGCGGGAGCAGCCGTCGCTTCATCCGGTTCACAGCGGCCCACCTGCGGGCACTGGAGAGCCTGGCGGCGGGTGAATTCGGGGCCGAATCCGTTACCGCCTTTTCTATTCACGAGGAGGTCGATTTTGAAATCGAAAAAAAGTGATGGATTTGTGGAAAGTTGGTTTTTTTGATGCAAGTCATTGAGTGACAGCCCTTTACGTCTACCAAGTTTTTTCACCCCCCTTGGAAAGTTGGTCGAAAACATGGAATCAATCAAAGCACGGCTAGTCGGCGGGGCCGGAACCGGCAAAACAACCGAACTCATGGGAGTCATCGACACGGCGAAGGGAAAGCTCGGTGGCAGCCCTTTTGCGATCGGGTTCACGAGTTTCACCCGCGCCGCCCGTGCCGAGGCCGTCGAGCGGGCTAGTGCCAACTGGAACGTGCCGCCGGAGGTGCTGGCGAAAGATGGTTGGTTCAAAACCGTCCACTCGATCGCCTACAGGCAGCTTGGCGTCAAGAAAGGGGAATTGCTCGACGACACCAAGGGGTCGGCCGAGTGGATCGCCAACGCTCTCGGCGTCAACGTGAGGACGATCATCGACGAGGACAGCGGCTACGCGAGGTTTACGGGCGAGAAGTCGGCCGCAGCGGCCTTGAACGCCTGGGAGCAGGCCAGATCAAGGATGGAGCCTCTGGAGTCGACTATTCGGCGAGCGGCCCGCCTGGGCGATTCTATGCCCTCCTACGCGGCCTGCAAGCAATACATCGAGAAGTACGAGTCGGCGAAGCGTCTGGAGCGCCGCTGCGATTTCACCGACCTTCTGGCGAGGTTCGGGGGGATTCGGTTCGTGCCGGAGGGGTTCGAGCAGACAGACCCAGAGGGTGAGTTGCCGCCGAGTGTGAAGGCATGGGTGATGGACGAGCAGCAAGACGCCTCGCCGCTGGTCGATCTGTGCTGCCGGCGGCTGGCTGCCGGCGAGAACGTGAAGTGGGTGTACCTGGCCGGCGACCCGATGCAGAGCATCTTCGGCTTCGGCGGGTCGGATTCGCGGCTTTTCATGGCATGGGACGTCCACAAGCAAAGGATCATGCCGAAAACGTGGCGATGCCCGGCTCCGGTGCTTCAGCTTGGCGAATCATGCCTAAAGCGAATGCGGGAGGGTTACTGGGATCGAGGCATCTCGCCGGCCGACCATGAGGGCGAGGTCATTCGCGGCGGGTACGCCGAAACGGTCGCGGCCGGGTTGTCGGCGACCGACCAGACACTCGTGATCGCCCGCTGCAACTACACCGCCGAAATTTGGGAGGCGGTGCTGGCGAAGAAGCGGCTGCCGTTCGCGAAACTCAAGGCCAAGGACAATACGAAGTTTCTGCGGGCAGCAAACGCCCTCTGGGATATCGAGCACGGGAACCCAGCGGCGTCCGAGGACTTCGCGGCGGCGGTTGATCTCCTGCCGGCGACCGGGAACATGGTCAAGGGCACGAAGGCCGCCTGGGGGCGTGATGATACGCTCCAGCGGTGGGAGGTCGTGTTTCCGGCAGACTTGGAAGATACTGGCATGAAGCCTGAGTTCGCCGAAAAACTGCGAAAGGGTGGATGGGGCGATCTGTTCCACGGCGCGGCCCGCTGGCGTCGAGCCGCCGAAAAATACGGCCCAGAATTGGCGACACGTCCAGCCATTAGGGTCGGCACGATCCACGCCGCGAAGGGGATGGAGGCCGACACGGTCGTGCTGTCGACGACGATCAGTCGTCGCATCCACGAGGCCCAAGGCATCGACTCTGCCCAGCACGACGAGGAGCGGCGCATCGAGTACGTCGGCGTCACGAGGGCACGCAAGAAGCTGATCGTCGCCACGGAGCAAGGTGCTGACTACAAGATGAGGCTGCCGCTATGAGCCTGCTGTTCGACATCTCGCCGACGGAGGAGCCGCAGAAGAAGAAGGCCAAGGGCCGTCGAAAAGAGGCTCCGGCGCTCGCGGAGGAACCTGCGTTCACGCATCGGCCGCAGACGTCGGAGGCAGCTATTCCGAAGTCTTTAGGCACGATCGACAACACCTGTCGGTGCCTCGACGAAACGTGCCAGGCCGAGTGCCACGACATTTGGGAGAAGGCCAGAGGCCGCTGGTACATCGAGTGCTGCTTCTGCGGGACAGGCCAGTGGGTCGACGCGATCGAGCAGGAGGAGGAGCCTGAGATCGTCGAGGATGCCGTGTTCCGGCTGCCGCAAGGCGTGCGGGACACCTTCGTCGGCATGACGCTCGACGAGGTCGCCGCAACAGGCAGAGTCGACTACATCAAATGGGCCGCTGAAAAGTGCGGCATCGACGCCGTCCGAGAAGCCTCGAAAACTTGGCTTGCCTCCAACGCGAACGCTCGTTAAACTACGCACCGACACAACTGCCTGAAAGGACTCAGCAATGCTTGTCATCACCCGCCGCCGCGGCGAGAAGGTTCGGATCGGCCCTGACATCGAAGTCATGGTCACGCGGATCGTGGACGGCAACGTCAGGCTCGCGATCAAAGCGCCGCCGAATGTGGCGATCGTTCGCAACGAGCTTCAGCCCAAGGAGGAAGGCACATGCACGACGCTCTCCACGCCTGGCTGAACATCGCCACGCTCCTCGTGATCGCGGGTGGGTGTTTTTATCTCAGTTTGATTCCGTACATGACCAGGGACTGACCAATGAAGATATTCAAGAAAACGCTGATCGAAGCGGCCATCACAGCCATCCGCGAGTATTGTCGAGAGGACGGCATCTCTCGTCGCGACTATTCGACGACGGTCAGGCTGGTTCGCGACCAGCGGTTCGACGATATGAACACGTCGGACTGGTTCATGCTCTTCGACGCAATGGGGACGCGAGGCGAGGAGTTCTTCACGCCGGAGATGCGTCAGTTTTATCGCTTCGCAATGTTCTCGTGGCGTCACGAGGAGGAGTGTGTACGCATGGAGGCGTCGGCAACGTGAAGGCCAGAGATAAGCCGGCGTACTTCCAAACGCCCATTTTTCTCGGCGGGCCGATGGATGGCCTCAACTGGTGCTCGATGCCGTTCGACCAGATCAAGCTGTTCGTGAGGTTGCGTGGCGGCCACTACCGACTCACTGGCTATCGCAAGGAAGGAAAAGAGGCTGTTTACACATGGGAGGTGACAAAGTGACGACGATTCCAGGCTATGTCAGTCTTGCTGATTTCGATTACCCGCAGCGGGACAAGAAGGCGGCGCACTCGCCGCAATACAAGCTGCTTCGCCAGGCCATTTCTGACGGCGATGTCGACGGCTTCCAGCATTCGACGAGCGGCCGGTGGCTGGTTAACAAGGAGCAAGCCGAAAGCCACATTCGCGAGCATCTTTCGCAGCCTGAACGCAGCCGGCCAGAGAAGTCGCAGGCCGAGGTGACGACTGACTCACTCGACCGCATCGCCACGGCACTGGAAGCACTCGTCGAGAAGCTCGACAAGGCAGAGATCGTCGAGCGGCTGTTTCGGGAGCAGCGAGATGACGCAAAAGAAGCGGTCTACACATGGGAAGCGTCGAAGTGAACGTCATCTCAATCCTCGCCGCGAAGCGCACCGAGTCGCACAACGACCGGCACGAGAAGCATCGGGCGATCGTCGGCAATTGCGACGACATCGGCCTGCTCGGTGAGGTCGCGTTCGGCGACTTCAGTGGTGTCTGCCCTGACTTCTCGTTCGACCGCCACGAAGGCGACGGTGGCGTCGATTTCGTGATCCCGCTGCTCTACACGGTCGACGTGAAGACCGCGGAGGCTGGGAGGAATCTGATCCACCGACAGGACAAGCCGGTGGCCGCCGACATCTACGTTCTCGCCGACAACCACGGCGACCACGCCACGCTCGTTGGCTGGGTGTGGAAGAGTCAGGTCGAACGAGCGGAGGTTCGCGATCTAGGTCACGGCATCCCGTCGCGGTTCATTCCACGAGACAAGCTGCGGCCGATGAGTGAGTTGGGTTCAAGGATTTGGAGGGTGACTAAGTGATCACCCGCACCCTCCACCTCGCCGACCTCGAAGAGCGCGACCTCCTCTATCTTCGAGGCCACCTAACCAAGCGTGGCAGCGATTTCCATCGGATGCTCGGCTGGATCATCCGCGGCGACGGCTTCGCGGCCGACGAACTCTGGATCGCGACGGTGCGCGACCACGGCCGGCTAATCGGCTGGGCGAGAACCGAGAAGTGGCTGGATCACGAGACAGGCATCACTTGGGACACCTTGGAGTCGTTCGTCCACGAGGACTACCGTGGCCGCGGCGTCTCCCGGCTGGCGGCGACCGCTCTTGGCGTCGATTACCTCTACGAGGAGGCGGCTCACGCCGTCGCGGTGTTTCATCCGCACATGCTCCTCGTCGCCCGCGCCGCCGGCTACCACCCGACGCTGTACGTCAAGGAGGGCCAGTCGTGGCGACAATCGTGACCCCGGAAGAACGCACCGACATCTTGCAGCGGCTCCTCGTGATGATGAAGACCCTTCGCACCGTCGCTGACCTAGCCGAGGCGAATGGCAAGATCGCACGGGAGGCCGGAGCCGACGGGCTTGCGATGGCGACGTTCATGCTCGCTGAGTCGATCCAAGTGTTCAGCAAAGAGTTGGCGCGGTTTACCACGGGTTTTTTGAACGAGGAGGCGAAGAAGTGACTTTGCTGCTGTGCATCCTCTGGTTCATCGGCGGCTTTGCGTGCGGCGGCATCTGCGGCTACCGAGCCACGGCGCACCTGTGTGCCAGGGCGATCCAGACGGGTTCGATGCGTCGAATTATTGAAGAGTTTGAGGAAAAGTACCCACGGGGAGAAGGCTGATGCGTTATCGAGTCTGCCAAATGCAGGACGGCAACGGAGACGTGTGGTTTCAGGTGCAGTCGAGCCGCTACGGCTTCGTCTGGCGGTGGGACTGCTCGTGGCCGTGGACGACGAAAGTCCTTGATATCGGCGAGGCCGTGGCGATGAGCTACGACAGCCCGCGACGCTTCGACACGATCGAGGAGGCCCGCGCCCACATTGCAGACATTAAGCACTGCGACCTCGCGAAGCAGGTGCAGGTCGTTGATGTTTTCAGCGATACGCCTACGGCCGTCGCCGTCGACGTCGACGTGACGAAGCTGTTTGCCTACGCCGCGACGCCTGACGTCACCGCGCCACCAGAGCCGGTTGTCACTGAGACGACGCCCACATCGAAGAAGGCAGTCAAGCGTGGACGCAAGAAAACTTCGTGAGGTGGCCGGCTACCACGCCGGCACCGACTTAGTCGAGCGAATTAAGTCCTGCGTCTACACGCAGGACGTGCAGAAAGCCGCCCTACTGGAGGCGGCGGACAGGATCGAGGAACTGGAACGATTGCTCGGGGCTGCGGAAATGTGTGTCATGTGCCACCGACGCCGGCTGCCGAAAGAAGGGAGTGCTGACAATGCGTGCTGATGAGCAGATGCTGATTGAGTTGTGGAGCCGTGACCGTATCGAGATGCCGACGTGCGAGATCGCGAAGCGGCTGCGGTGCGGCGAGTCGAAAGTCCATGAGATGCGGCAAAGTCTCGGGCTGCCGCCACGGCGGCGACTGTCGCCGCTTCGTGGCCGTATTAAGGTCGACGTGAGCGAGTCGGAGTTTCGACGCCTCTGGGAGATGTCGCCGGCAACGATGCCGACAAAGGCGATAGCACAGCATTTTCGCATCAGCCCAAGCACCGCATCGCTGCTCAAGTCGCGATTCAGGCTCCCCGATCGCGAGCGTGTCGGACGCCCTCGGGGAAACGACTTGATCGTCGTCGACATTCCCTCGCTGTTTCGGCTCTGGCACAAGCCGGCCGAGATCATGCCGGTGGCCGAGATTTGTCGACGCCTGGGAGGCATCAGCCAGTCGCACCTCTACAAGCTCGCGAAGGCACACAAATTGCCGAAACGAGAGAAAGCCGATCCGGTTCATCCCGATGATCCGACTCCTGAGCAGATTGCCGAACGGGCCGCCGAGGTGCGGCGTTCTTGGCCGGCAGGTGAGGCCGAGAAGCGTGCGGTCGGCGGCCGGCGCAGCAGGTGGAAGATGCCGGCATACTCCTACGACGGACGCTACGCTGCGTTTGAAGAAACTGCGGTAGACATATAGGCGACGCGCCGTCACAATAGACAAATGCCCGGTCGCAAAGCTCCGCTAGAGCGAACGATCGTAGCCAAGGTTATGGCAACCGCGAAAGCCGCCGGATGGTGGGTGATGAAGACCCACGGCGGTGGCTACGGCAGCGTCGTCGGCCTGCCTGACGTCTTGTGCATCAAGGACGGCCGCGTCGCCTGGATGGAGGTCAAGCGCCCTGGCGAGGAGCCGACGCGAATTCAGACGCACCGGCATCGAGAACTTATCGGTTTCGGCTGCCCGGTGGCGGTCGTCTGTTCGGCTGGTGATGCCAAAGAGTTTTTGGAGGCTATGCAATGAGCGAGTCGTGGCTGGCAGAGTTTCAGGAACGAGCGATTGACGGCGAGCGTCGAGTTGCCATCGACATCGGAGCCAATCGCGGCGAGTGGACGCGATGGATGGCCGACTGGTTCGATTTCGTGCTGGCCGTCGAGCCTGACCCGCGGGCGTTCGCGACGCTCCAGGCGAACGTGCCGGAGAATGTCCATTGCCTGAATGTTGCGGCCTCCGAACGCCACGGCGTCGCTGATTTCCACCTCCGGCCGGACCCCCTTCAGTCGTCGCTGCTGGTAGATCATCCGATCGGAGCGGGCGGCCAGGCCGACGCTCCGGTTGTCGAAACAGTCGGTATCACGACGCTGCCGCTCGACTTCCTGCGATTCATTTGCGGCGACCGCGGTGGCTCGACGGCGATTGATTTCGTCAAGATCGACGTGGAGGGGGCCGAGGCTTTGGTGCTGGCCGGGGCGACGCCGGAGTGGTTTCGCTCCACGAAGTTTTTGATCGAGGTTCACGACACAGCCGAAGCCGTCGGGCAGCAGTTGCGCCGTCTCTGCCGCGATGACATTCGGATCATGAAGCACCCGATTCCTGGTGCTCATCCGCAGCACTTCTGGATTTTCTCGGAGGGCACGTGATCACTGACATCAACGAAGCCTGGCCCGTCGACCCGTCGTACCAAGAAAGGTACGACGCGATGGTTCGCATCGGCCGCGAGACAGCAAAAGACCTCGACGCCTGCATCGTCGGAATCGCCCGGAATGCCTGCCCCCATCTCGTGAACACCCTTGCCCTCGTCGAGCAGGTGGCCCCGGCGTTCAGGAGCTTCAAGGGTTTCATCTATGAGAACGATTCGGCCGACCCGACGCCGCAGGTGCTCGACGCATTCGCCCAGAGAAACCCGTGGCTCTCGGTGCAGCATGATTTTCTTGGAGTCGAAGACACCCGCGGGTTTGAGAAGTCGCGAACGGAGCGGCTGGCGAGGGCCAGGAACATCTGCCTAGAGTGGGTGCGGCAGCACGCCTCAGAGACAACGTGGACGATCGTGCTCGACCTTGATCCCCACGGTGGCTTCGACGTGGACGGCGTTTTCAACTCGATCGGGTGCCTGGCGAGCGAGTCGCTACGGTGCAGCGGCCTCTCGGCCGGAGGGATGGCGAGCTACTCACTCTGGATGGTCAACGACAAGGGCACGCCTCGCGTGGCTCACTACGATGCGTGGGCTGCGCGGCCTCTCTGCTGGTGGGATGACCTCCGGCACAAGATCGGCATGGGCTGGTTCTCGATGTTCCTCCCCCCCGTCGGCTCGCGGCCGATGCCGATGAATTCGGCCTTCGGGGGCTTGTGCGTCTACTACACGCGGGCATATCTGGCTGGCGGGTATTCCGGCGAGGACTGTGAACACGTCCCGCACCACAAGCGAATGCACGACGCCGGCTGGCAGATGTTTCTGAACCCCGGCTGTCGCTACATCGCGTTCTGGCTCGACGGGAGCGAGGATGCCTGAAGGGAAGAAACTCACTCCCGAAGGCAAGGCCGCCGCGAATAAGAAACGACAGTTTCGACGCCTCTGGGCATCGGACTGCACGCTCGACGAGTTGTGCGACGAGACGGCGATGACAGCCGCCGAGGTGCGAGCATTCGCCGACTCGCTGGGGCTGGGGGAGCGACCGGAGCCTGAGCAGTATTTGCCGTCGCGTGACGAGATTCGTTTGCAGTGTGCGATCTTTCGCGCCGGCTGGACTCAGGCCGAGCGTGAATCACGCCTGGGAGGCAGGCCCATCGACTAGAATGGAAAGAGCACACGACGAGACAACTATGCTGGCGGAAGTACGTCTGATCGTCGCGCAGAAAGAAGCGCGGCTCGTGTTCAAGACAGGCGAGACGATCGTCGAGGACGAGCTGTGGACGTTCGACGGGAAGCTGTCTCGGACTGAGGCGGGCGAGATCGCGAGAGCGATGTTCGATGACTGTTTCGACCTGATGCAATACAGCGTTTACGGCGATAGCGATGGCGAGTAATGAGCGAATCGAGGAGTCCGAACTGCCCGCTCGCGGGGGAGACGACACGCCGCCGTTGTTCAACAAAGTGCCTGAGCCGCCACCAAGCCACTGGGGCAACCGGACGAGCGGAAACAGGTTCGAGAGTGAAGACTATTTGCGGTTCTTCTACGGAAAAAAGCACAAGGAGGTGCAGCGTGACGGATGAAGAAGTCTACGGCGCGGGGTTCCCGCTGTTTGAGAAGTTGAAGCTGCTCGCGGAGTGGGCACCACTTCTTGGCAGGCTTCAGGCGGTGACTTCTGCCCAGACCCCACATGACCAGGCTCTCGCCATCGTTAAGGCACTTCAGTGGGCCGCGGGGAAGAGCCTGACGGCCCTCGACGACGAGGCGCTGTTTCACCTTGAGGCCGTGCTGAAGACCCCCGAAGGCGCGGCGTTCTTCAAGTGGGCTGCCGAAAAGATTACGGGGGATAAGGAATGAGCGTATGGGTTCAATACGCGGCGGTCATCTTGGCAATCGTCATCGCCGCTTCGCCAAAGATTCGCGAAGTGCTCGCCGGCTTTTCGTGGCCGTCGCTGACAGGCTCGTCAACAACCTCGCCGATGCCTTCATTCAAGGAAGCGATCGAGGCGTTGAGCCTGGTTCGGACGAGGATCGTGGCGACCGGCCACCTCGAAGACTCTCAGCGACAGGCGATTGACGCCTTGACGCTTGCTCTGGTCGACGGGAGCGACAAGAAGTGAACTCGACCGTGAGGTACATCGCCGTGGCGGTTCTCCTGCTGTTTGCGTGGAAGGGTGCCGAGCTACAGATTCCTTGGCCCCCGCAGAACCATGTGATCGACGGCGAGGGGCCACCGAAGGAGTTGCTCGTGTGGGCGAAAGACCTCCGGCCGGTCGTCGCGACGATGCTGCCGAAGGATCGGGCCTACCTTGAAAACCTGTATGACTCGATGGCGTTCGTCCTGCTGCGTGATGGCACCTATGACCAGCCTGTGCTCACCGACACGGCGAAGTTCGTGAATTTCCATAGCGGCACGCTGCGGCTGGCGATCGACAAAGCAAACGTCGGGAAGTACCCCGGCCTGGCCGAGGCGATCGACAGCGTCTTTTTCGCCGCCGCCGGGGCTGAAGTGAAGCCTCTCGACGCCAACCTCCGCACGAAGCTGGTGGCGGCGTGTGGGGTTCTTTCGTGGACGTTTGGGATACACCGGGATGAGTAGCTTCAACCCCGTAGAGGCGTATTCCAGCGGCCTCATGGGGTGCCGACAGGATTTACGCGCCGACGAGGAGTTCGTCGATTCGATCATTCGGCATGGCGGAAACCCAGACGGCGGAACCGTGGCCTCTGAGTGGGACTTTGAGGGGCTAGGGGCCGGCAAGCTGACGCTGCTCTTCCCACTCGTCGAGAAGGTATTCCCTGGCTCGTTCCCCGGCCCGACCCAGTTGACCGGAGACTGCGTCGCCAGAGCCACAGCGAACTGTCTGCTCACGACGATGGCCTGCGAAATCCATGACGGCAAGCCCGACGAGGTGACTGGTGTCATCGAGGGGCCGCCGGAGTTGCCGGCCGAGGGGATCACGCAAGGCGTCGTGGCTCCTGAGAGCCTTTGGGCGTGGAGGGGCTACGATTCCGACGGCTGGGTGTGCTCGAAGTCTGCCCAGGTGGCGACCAATCAAGGATTCTTGGTTCGCAAGCCATACCCAGAGCTTGGCATCGACCTAACCCGATACACCGAACGCACGATCCGCCTCGGCGGGTCGAAGCCTCCGTCGCAGAAGTGGCTCGACGAGTCGAATCAATACGTCGCCCGCACGGCCACGGTCGTGAAAGGCCGCGAGCAGGTGAGAGATTTCCTCGCCGCCGGCTATGCCGTTTTCAACTGTAGTGCTCTGGGATTCGAGCGAACTCGGAACGAAGACGGCGTGAGTCGCCAGGTCGGAGTGTGGCACCACGCCCAACTTTTTCATTCGTATGACGACCGGCCGGAGACGATCCGCAAGTACGGCCAGGCTCTGGTCGGCTGGCAAAACTCGTGGGCGATCTGGAACAAAGGCCCGCGGCGGGTGATGGGCACGAACATTGATATCCCGCACGGTGCTTTCTGGGCGCTGGCCTCGACCATCGACAAATGCTCGTGCATTGCCTTGTCGAGCGTTGCGGGCTGGCCGGCGAGAAAACTTCCCGACTACGGAGCGAAGGGACGCATATGAAAGCGATCGTCGACAGCATCGGATCAACAATCATGCTGGCTGCCCTCGTGGCACCGATGTCGTGCGTTCAGGTCACTCAGCGTCAAGACCTTCAGCCGATGATTGCGGCTGCCGGGGCGTATGCGCTGATGTCGGCCGACGCCGGCCCGACGCCTGCGCCGCAGCCTGGCGACAAGTGCGCCAACTGCAACGGAGTCGGCCGCGTGTCGGATGGACGAGTCAGCGTGGAGTGCCCTGTGTGCGATGGCACTGGAAAGCCAAAGAAGCCCGCCGCCCCCATCAAGAAAGCGAGCGTCGCCCCATGCCCGAACGGCACTTGCCAGTGGCCGACGCGAAGTATCGTCCCCTGAAATCGTTCGTATCGAGACGCGCTGGCGTTCGCTTTGCGATCCACGGGGGGCTGCGTGATCGCATCGTCGAAATGATCGTCGAGGAGTGGCCGACCGACTGCCCGCTGGAGCATATTCCCGACGTTGTTCACGCTCGGGTGGCTGTTCGCATCCGCGAACGCTACTCCGGCGTGCTCGCCAGTTTTCTGATCAGCGTCCTGGCGAACTATCTCGTTCGCCTCGTGCTTGAATGGTGGTGGGAGCGTGGCTCTCACCGTGTCCTCATGGCAGGGTGGGCCAATGCCTCGCAGAATCCCGACGTTTCGTCCTAGATCGCAAGTTCGCCCGCCAGAGAACCGCCCGACCGCCGCGGCCCGTGGCTACTGCTCGGCAGCGTGGCGGCGACTGCGGAAGCAAGTCATTGCCAGGGACGGGGGTGTGTGTCGAGCGTGTGGCAGGATCGTAACGGGGCAGCCCCATATCGATCACGTCGTCCCGAAGTCTCAAGGCGGCACCGACCGCCTCGAAAATCTCCAACTACTGCACCACGAGTGCCACTCGCGGAAGACGGCTCACGAGAACCGCTAGGTGGCTCGTTTCGCCGCTCGGGCTGCGTTCTTCCCCTTCTGCGTGCCACCCCGGCGGCCCCACTCTTTCACCATCGCCTGGTGGGCGTCAGAGTAGTAGGGGTAGTAATACCGTTTCAGCACCGCGAGTTTCGACCTCGGGATCAGCGACCGGCCGAATAGCTCGACGGTTACCGTTTCGCCGGCCTCCCTCGCCCGCTTCATCGCCCGGTAGAGTGCCCTCTTATTCGGAGCGCCAATCTCTGGGGCGGCCTGCTCGGCCGTCAGGAACTCGCTAGGATCGATCTTCATCGGAAAACTCCTATCACGCTGTCGCCGACTTCTGTGAGGGCCGCGGCTACACGCCGCAGCGGCCTCTCTGGGGGCTGGGGTTGCTGGTGAATGACAATCTGCTGGGGCTGGGGCTGGGGCGGCGGTGGCGGCGGTGGCGGCTGCCACGGCATCTGCCGGGACGGCGGCATCGTCGTTGCCACGGTCGGGGCCGCCGGCCTTTCGGCCGGCAGACCCCGAAGCACTGTGACTACAACGATCACGAGCACCGCACGCCATGTGTCGCGAACGATGACAATCATACAGACACCACCTCCTCGGAGGCAACGCGGGCGGCGGCCTGCTCGCGGAGCGTGCGAATCGTTTCCACGGTCGGGGCGATGAGCCTTTCCAGTTCATCGGCGCACCACGCCTCGGCCTCGGCGAGCGCCGGAAACTCATGGGTGAAACCCCACTGCCGGTCGCGGCTGCCGTCCTCGCGTTCGTAGAGCACGGCCCCGCCCGGCCCGATGAACCGCTTCACCTGCTGAATGTGATGCACCAGATCGCCGTTCGTCGGCGAGAAATACGCCGACCCCAGGTACACAGTCGTTCCATCTTCCATAACTCAGACCTCCTGCCGTTTCTTCGCACGGGGCCGGCGAACGCCGCCGACTCTCCGCACCCGATATGGACGGCAAACCAATTCCGGTATCAACTTGTTTCGCCGCCGCCCCTCGACGTGAAGGATGGCGACTCCCTGTTTCCCAACCGCCACGAGCAACACGAGCCGCCCTCGGTGGAGAGCGTGGAGGAATCTGAACTTCCCCCGCGCCGCCATCGGCAGCTTCTCGCCGCCGGCCGCCCGCCAGTACGGCCCACGGCTCACGGCGATCGTGTCGCCGGCCCGCAGCGTCACCCGCGGCGACAATCGGTATTCCTGTTCTTCTCGGGTTTTCACGATCGGGGTTCCTTGTGACGGCGTGAAGCCTATGCAAACTATCGGCCAGTAGTCAATCGTCCTTCGGACGACGCCCCTTGAGCCTCTTTTTCAGTTCCCGTTTCGCCGCACGGCGGGCCTCCATCTCGTCGATGGCGGCTCGGGCAACCCGGTGCTGGGCCTCGCGGGCCTCGGCCTCGGTCGCCAGTCCGCGGGCGACCAGCATCGAGAGCCAGCCGGCTTCGTAGGGGGTGATGCGATTCGTCATTTCTTCGCCCCCTTCCGTTTCGCCGGCCGGGCCAGCTTTCCGCCGCACCAAAATGGCTTGTCGAGCCACAACCAGTAGCGGTCGCGGTTGTGCTTACGGTGATACGAGTCAATCATTTCGGCCGCCGCAGCCCGCGTGGCCGCAACGCCGACGAGTTTCCAACTCGCCGTGAATACCTTCACCTCACCAGGCTTGTCGATGATTGCATAGCCGACGTGGCCGGCGGATCGGTCGCCCTTCGCCTTGAGGTAGTAAGTGTTTCCGCCGTCTGCAACGGATGACGCCAGGCAGGTCGCCATCGTGCGTTTCTGCGTGAACACAATCGAATACGCATCCTTTGGTTTCGCTGTCATAAATCACCTCTCATTTCGCCGCACGGGGTTTCGTCGCACCGGGGTGGCGGCGGGCCGCCGGGGCGATGGGGTTCACCTGTTCCGAAAGTACCCGCCGGCCGATCGCGGCAGTTGCCGCAGATAATCCCACAAGCCGTCAAGTGTGGTCTTTATCTCGTCGCCCAGGAACGTCTCGCCGTCTGGCGTTTTGACCGTGTACGAGATCACCACGCCGTGGGCCGTCACCTTCGCCCACGTTTCGCCGCCGGGGTTGCCGGGGTCGTCGATGTCGACCGTGAAATACGGCTCCTCGTCGGGGTCGTAATCTTTGGCGGCAGGCTGCGGACCAGCCGACTCGCCGTAGATCACGTCCTCGAATGGCAGGAGCGTGGCCCTCGCCATCACCAGGCCGGGGGCGAACTCCCGGCAGTATTTGGTCGCCTCGTTGATACGGTCGGCGACCGCTCGCTTTTTCTTGCTCATCTTCATCGTTCCTCTCCTCGGTTTTCGCCGCTCTGGGCGGCAGGGGTTTATCGAACACTCGTTTCCACGGTCAGGGGGTCATTCAGCCGCGTCGGCCTCCTCGATCAGCTTCCTCGCCGCCTCGCGGCCGGCATCGTCGGCCGCCGACACGGCTGCCTTCTCGTCATCGGTCAGGTCGCCCATCGTGCCGATTGCACCGCTTGAATACTTCCAGTAGGTGCCCGCCCACGCTGAATGGAGAATCCGCTGCCCCTGTGGGCGTTCGACCACAAGCCGGCGAGCGCGGTGATCGTCCTCCAAGGCTTCCGCCGCCGCCGCCCGGTAGGCTTCGCAGGCTTCGGTCATGTATGGGTGCTCAAGCCCGGCGAACTCGTCGATGCCTCCACGATCGCGGATCGTCTCGGTGGCTACCGCAAACTCGACGATCACTGGCTTCGTCGGCTCGGCCGTCCTCTCGTCGCTGTCGATCTTCCATCCGGCCGCCTCGGCGTCGTCCCGCGAGATCATCGCTTCGTTGTCGTAGCTGAGCATTTCCGCATTCTCCTGGTCTGCGTAGACCCACTCGCCAGTGAGCCGCAGGTCACCGTCGATCACGGGGTAGTAATCAGTCCAATCGACCCTCTCCAGCGCGGCGACCGTATCGGGATCGTCGAGCCGCGACCCGTTGAAGGCGTCGAGGAACCAGGCTCGCGTTTCCACGAGCCGGGCTGCCACGGCCTCCTCGGCGGCATGGCACGCCTCGCAGGCGTCTGGATTGTCTGGGCCAGCCTGCTCCGCACTTTCGGCCAGCGTCTCCTCCAGTTCGTCGAGGGCGTCAAGCACGGCCGCCTCGTCGCGGTCGTTCGCATCGAACTTGCCCGCATCGGCCCACTCAATCGCCCTCCAGACAAGCCTGCCGCGGTCATCCTCACGAGTGGAGAACTTGCAGTTTCGGGCCACTGGGTATCGGGTCTTGGTAGTCATAGTCATTTCCTCTCATCTAGGGTTTCAGGTTTCCACGATCGGGGCCGCGTCGGCCCGCCCGTCGCCCCCGTCAGCGTTTCGCCGGCCGGGGAAACCAGGGCGGGTCGTGATCAGCCGTCCGCGTACATGGCGCGCCGCGTGGCGTCGTCGCTATCGATCAGGCTGAAGGCCGCCCTCTGAAGACCCGCGGCCTGCTGACGCATGTCGGCCGACGCCGGATCGTTTCCGGCGATGAATCGGGAGTGAACAAGCTGGGTCAGGTAATGCTCGCACCGCCCCAGCATCTCCAGCAGCGACCGTTCGCGGTCTGTCAGGCTCGCCGTCGCATCGTTGTCAAAAAGTCGCATCGTTGTTCCCTTTCGTATCTTTTCCCCCGTCCGGGGGTCTGGTGAAATCATCCTCTCATCGTTTCGCCGGCCCGGCAACGCGCCGGGGCGGGGTTGTCACGCACAATTGATGCACAGTGTTTCGCCGCCCAGGCTCTTCACGAAAAAGTGCCACTGCCCACGGCAGCCGCAATCGTCGCAGCGGCAGGGGCCGCCGATCAGATCGAGATATTCGGTGGCGTCGGCCACGGCCTGCCGGAGATTCTCGCGGGCCGCCTCATCGGCGATCGTGTGAGACAGCCGCTCGGCCGTCGCCAAGCCGATCGCCGGCATCGGCTGCCGGCCACGGTAGGTGTCGATCTCGACCCATCGCAGGGGCACGTCATGCCCCTCATTCCTCCAGGCCACAACCTCGGCCGGATCGGCCATAATCGCGCCCGCCTCGGCCATCTCAATGATCGCGTTTTTCATGTAGCTCATTTCTCGTTTCCTCTTTCGGGGTCTACTCGTTTCCACGTTCGGGGCCACGGTGGCCGCCGGAGCCGCCCCGGTCGCGTTTCCACGAGTCGGGGCGGGTGCCGGGGGTCAACGTCAAAACAATTCCAGGCCGTCGAGATCGCAGCCGGCCAGAACACGCTCCATCGCTCTCCATTGCCGCCGCAGTTCTCGCCACGACGCCCGCAGTGAGTCTCGCTCCTTCGCGGTCATGCTCCCGGGGTCGCACGATCCGTAGGAGTCGATGAAGTCCTCCAGGCTCTCCGGCTCGGTCTTGGGCAGGCAGGAAAGCACGTCGGTCACGCACGGCGGTATGCCGTTGTCAGAATCGACAATCGACTGACCGAATCGGATGGTGAATGACCGCCGACCGCGATGAACGGTCACCTTCCATATGTCGCGGCAGTTCTTGTCATCGAAGAACATCTTGCCGTGACTGTCGAAGCTGGCGGTCATTTTCACGCCGTTCGTCGTCATCCATTCGCGTGCCATTTCGGCCAAGTCGTCGCCGCGTGTCATTGAGTCGGCCAGTGGAATCGCGATTCGCCTCCCGTGAATCGTCGCGTCCCGGTACTCGTCGCTGTACGGCTCCAGGGTTTCAAGCATCGTTTTCATCGTCGGGTTTCCTTCTACGGGGTTATCGTTTCGCCGGTCGGGCAACGCGCCCGGCCGGTTGTGCTGTCCAGTCGCCAATCATCACAAAACAGATTCAAGATGCATATCATCAACGCGAACGAGGTTCGCCACGTTTACGGCCGTTCCCTCGTTGGGGTCATCCCACGCCACCGTCGCCACGTTGACGCCTGACCGGCCGCCGTATCGATTCAAGGCCGTCACGGTGCCAGTCACGAAGCACGCCGGCCCGGTCTGGCATCCAATCGAACGC